ACGTGCCATACATAGTGTATGGACTTATGGGGACAACACCCCGTAGACCTAGAACGTCAAAGGAGAAAAAAAATGGGAAGACCACTTAACAAAAGGCTGTTTACAACAGCGGCTGGCGGTGCAACTGCTGGTGCAAGCGAAATAAAAGTAAACTTTAATTCAGGCGGTGGAGTAAAAGAAGGTACTATTATCAGACAAAAAGGATCTAAAAAATTCGTTGTTTCTGAAACAGGTGCCGCTGATACAGAACACACTTGTACATTAACATCTGGTGTATTACCTGCAAACTTAACATCAGGTCAGATGAGTATATCTGTACAAGGTAATGATAATGAAACTTATCTAGTAAGTAAAATTGCTGGACGTAAGTTAACAGTAAATGCGCCTACAGGTTCACAAAATGCTAACGCATTAGACGGATTATCTCTTGCATGGGATTTTGCGGCGGCTAGTGCTGGTAAAGTAAAAGTTGAAGAGGCTGGTGACGATGATGTTGCTAACGCCGATGATGACGACTTTACAGAAAACGCATAATTAAGGCTTTTGTTGTGGGGGCAACCCCACAACATACAAACAGGATTTTATAAATGAGTAAATTTTTAGTAGTCAACGATGGTGATTACACATTAAAAGTACAAGCAGGTGGAGAGATCCGTCTAGATACTGGAGTGTCTTCAGGCACAGTAAGAATTACTGGCGACTTGATAGTAGAAGGTGACCAGACTACAATTAATACGCAAGAACTTGACGTAGAAGATTCAATTATTAGAGTAAACAAAAATGATACAACACCAGGCGGAGTTTCTTCTCCAGGTGCAGGTATAGAATTTTATAATGGACTAGGTGGCGGAGTTGCTAACGGTGGTGATGATTCCACAGCACCTATGTTTTTATTCACAAAAGATTTTGGTCATTCATATTGGGTGCAAGGTGGTTCACAAATTCAAAATGGAACATTTATTTTAAGAAGCAAAAGTGCAAGTACAGATCTATTAGGATTACGCACACACAACATTAACTCAGATACTGGAATTATTTTTGAACCAGGTGGATTAGGAACGTTGCGTGTTGTAAAAGTAAATTATGAAACTTTTCTTTCTAATGATAATGATATACCTAATAAAAAATATGTAGATGATGAAATTAATGCCATTGTGGTTGGTGCGGCGTTTCCTAGAATTACACAAGGTGATTCAGAAATAAGAATTTACGACAACAGTGTGTCAGGAGTTGACACAATAATTGAAACAAAAATTGATGGAGTCGTTAAACATTCTATCAGTAACAATTATTTTGATGTATCGAGTACAACTATAAATTTAAATGAAGTAAGAATAGAAAACAATGAAATTTCAACAAATGCATCCAACGAGGATTTAGTATTATCAGCACCTGGTACAGGTAGCGTCAAGATATCAGACAGCATGGTCATTACAACAAGACCAAGTGTGCTTGATCCACTTGCAGACCCAGTATACAGCACAGAAGGTACTAAATTGTACGCTAAAGCGCCAGGTACGGGTGACTCAGGATTATTTTTTGTAAATACAACAGATAAAAGAGACGAATTGATCAGCAAACAACGTGCTTTGGTGTTCAGTCATATGTTTTAAGGAGCAAAGATGGCAATAAACAATGTAGTAATTACGCAAGGTAGCAACGCTCAAGTGTTTGCATCTGGTACTGTGCCTGCAGGAAAAACATACGGTGTATCAAATATGCTGATATGTAATAGTGCGGCAGAAGATCAAACAGGAGCCAATGACGCAATATTTAGAGTATTTGTTGTACCTAGTGGACAATCATTCAACGCAAACGCAAACATGATTATTAACGATGCACTGTTACCAGGAGCGGAAACGTTTATTTTGGACACAGAGAAATTAATGTTGACTGCTGGCGATACAGTGGTGGTTGAAAACACAGCAGTAAACAATGTAACTTTGATTGCAACAGTCAGTTACCTAGAGGTATAATGCGATATCTAAAAAGACAATCAACCAACAGTAGATTAATCGCTGGAAGAGGCGTTGTGTACGATCAGTACGAACAACTTATAATTCCAGGTACAGGTGCTATTTTAGTTCCTAAAGGTGATACAGCAAGTAGACCTAATCCTGCAGAAGTTGGACAATTAAGATATAACACAGACACAAGAAGTTTTGAATACTATGAAGGTATTCCTAACGGTGGTAATGCTTGGAAACAAGCAAGATTTAGAGAACCCGTAACAGTAACAAAACAAAATTTAGGCAACGGTGATGATCAAGAAGTAAACTTCGGTCCACTGAATGCCAATGATGTAGATTTTTATTATCCAGCGGCTCCAGAACAAGTTTTAGTAATGGTAGAAAACGTTTTACAAATTCCAGACACAAACTATTCAATTGTACAACAACCTTGTTACTATAATACAACAAACATTGGATTTGCAAGTAATTACAATGGTTATGCGGCAATAGTTGGAAGAGATAATTCACTGGTAAATTTTGTTACAAAAGGCTTTCATGCAGGACAAACGATCACTGTATCTGGTGCGGCTAATGGCGGAAACAATGGAACATTCACTGTTGTAGATGCTGGAATCGATTTAAGTTTTCCTCTTACTCCATCTTTTCCATCACAAGTAAGTTACATACAGATTCAAGAAAGTTTAATTACAGAATCAAATGGTTCTTCACCTAACACAATTACACTAGAAGGTCTAGACTCAAATAGTGCATCATATCAATCAACGATTACTATTAATGGAGTTGCTCAACCAACCTTTTATTTGAGCTTCGGAACTCCAGTACCAACTGGGAAGCCAGTTAATGTGTTACACAACTTTGACAAATAAAGTCAAGCACCAAATTCAATAAATACATAAAAAGGAGAAACAATGGCTCACGTTGCAGGGCACGAAGTAGGACGTATATCAGGACCGTTATTAAAGACGAACCTACAAAGAACTAGCGATTTAGCGTTCGAAACTGACCTCCTTTACATTGCTCACACAAATGGAAAAATAGGTATTAAAGATGATGCCCCAGCATTTGATTTGTCCATTGCAGGAACAACTTATGCATCAGCAGGCATTATTGCAACTAATTCAGCCAACCTAGGTAATTTCACAGTCAACAGCACAGGTTTCAATGCGCCTACAGGTGATATAACAATAGGACTTGTAGATGGCAATGGAAATCCTAAAGCAGGTGACATTGTGATGAATGAATTAAGAACTGCGTCATTAAGTTTTACAAACAGCACAATAAGTTCAAGTGACGATATCGTTATACAGCCAGGTCCTGGTACAGGTATATTTAGAATACCAACAGATTTAAAATCATATGGTGATATTCATGCAACTGGCGATATAACATTTGATGGAAATTTATTAATATCTGGAGACGATGCATCTGAAGATACAATTACCATAGGCGGTGAACTAGACTCTAATCTTGTGCCTGATCAAACTTTAACATATGATTTAGGAAGCAATACTCAAAGATGGGGACACATTTACACCAACAGAATACTTGATCTAAATGATGTAGCCATACAAGGAGATTTAAGTTTTAATGGTATTGCTGTTAACTTAGGTATTGTAAACAAATGGTATGTTAGTACAAATGGTATAGATTCATCACCAGGTGATCATCCTAACTTTGCTTTTGCAACAATTAAAAGAGCCATTCAAGCAGTTGAAGAAAGCACAGCCGGTCCACATGAAATACATATTCTTGCAGGAGAATATGAAGAAGAATTTCCGTTAGAAATTCCAATGAACACAACAATTAAAGGATTTTCTCTGAGATCTGTCACTGTAAAACCAACAGTAGCAACACAAAATAAAGATGCCTTTTTATTAAATGAAGCATCATTAGTATCTGATTTAACAGTAAAAGATTTTTATTATGACAGTGGAAATGATACTGGTTACGCATTTAGATTTGCACCCAATGCCGCATTGATTGGTAAAAGTCCATATGTACAAAATGCCACTGTACTCACAAAAGGTTCAACAATTACAGTTGCAGATCCAAGAGGTTTTGACAGTGGTGACGCAGGTAAAGGTGTATTATTAGATGCATCAACTGTTGATCCTTCTAGTTATTCAGCAAGTATGTTATTCAATGCAGTAACATTTATTACACCAGGTGTTGATGCAGTTACAGTAAAAAATGGTTCCAGAATGGAATTCATAGATTGCTTTACTTACTTTGCAGGTAGAGGTGTGTATATGGAACACACATTAAATCAGTACACACCATCAGCAGGCACGTATGATCCCGCTACTGGAGTGATGACTTTAACTATTGGTAATCACACAATGAGAGAGGGTGAAACAATCACTATTGCTAATGACAGTTTAACTTTCACGTGTGCTATGGATGGTCATGCAACAGATCACACTTACCCTAGATCAACAGATCCTTATTCAGGTAGAAAAGTTACAATTACTGAAACCACTGCAACAACCTTCACTTGCAACGTAGGAGTATCAAGCAACACAACAGCACACTTATTCAAATCTGCAACTGCAAATAGTGTTACAGAAGGTTCAATGAATGAAGTGAGAAGTATTGCAAGTGCCTTTGTTTATGGAAATAAAGGAATTGAAGCAGACGGAAATGGTTGTTTAGCATATCTAATCAGTCATAACTTTGCTTATATAGGTGTAGGAAAAGATGTTACCAATGACATCAGTTTAGTAAATCAATTTGCAGAAGTTTTAGAATCTAATGGTGCAAAAGTAACTTTTGTCAGTCAAGATCAAGGCAGTGATTTTAGAGTAGGTAATAACTTTTTTGTAGATGCTTCTAAAGGAACAACATCAATTGATATTACAAATTCAGAGTTAACAGGATCTAGTTTAACTATTGGACGTAATAATATTACATTCATAGATGCAACAAAAATAGAAACAGGAAACTTTAGAATATCTAACAACACAATTCAATCATTAGTAAATGAAATAAATGTTTCATCAGCAGGTGGCACAATAAACTTTAATAGCAACGTGTCTATGCAAAAAAACGTAACTGTATCAAACAATGCTACAATAGGTGGTACAGGAATAAATTTTGGTAACGACAGCAATGATGTGGTTGACTTCAGTATGGACATTAATCAAGATTTAATTCCAAGCACTGACGGTGCTCACAACTTGGGTACAATTAATAGACAATGGAAAAAAATTAACAACACAAAAACAGTAATTGAAGATGTAGAAATACACAACAATAATATTACAGCATGGAACACAAACCAAGACTTAAATTTAAGAGGTTCAGGCACAGGATTTGTAAAAGTTGCTGACTTAAATTTTAAAACAAATATATCTACTTCAAGCAGTGATGTTGTAATCAACAGTAACACTAAATCAACTATTATTAATTCGACTGATGCATTAGGATTGCCGATTGGTACAACCGGGCAAGATCCTGCACAGGCACAATCATTACGATTTAACACATCATTAGGAAACTTTGTGTCATACACAACAGGTTCAACTATTTTAAGTGGTGTAACAGACTTTGATAAAGACACGTACATCAGCACAGCAAGTAATCAGTACACATTTTTTGCTGATGGTACACCTACTGCACAAATCACAGGTGCAGGCACATTAGATGCTATTGCTGTAAGTTCTAACAATCAAACTAAACTGGATGGTAATACAATTACAGTAGGATCAAATGGCGGTCAGGGTGGTGTTACAGCCAACGGAACAGGTAGAGTTCTTTTTGACAGTTCTGAATGGGAAATTGGCAACAGTGACTGGTATGTTACCGGCACAAACAGTGATTTTGATTTTGAATTTACAGGTATTAAAAGAAACACGTATCTACACTTCGATACAACTAAAGCGGCTATTATGCCTCTTGGTGCCCAAGCAGTGCGTCCTGTGACTGCTAGACAGGGTGAATTATGGTGGAATCAAACAACTAATACACTAGAAGTTTACACAGGAACAGAATGGGTAACTTCAGTGGGATCACAAGAAATCACAGTTACCGAAGCATTTGCAGAAGAATTGAACGTACTTTACGAATTAATACTGTCTTAATTCTAGTGTAATAGAATCAAATACCAAAACCTGAATAAATACAATTAATGTTTGAGTATGACCAATATTCAAACAGGACAAACCGTGGTTAACCGGCGAAGAGTCTTTAAACATCAAAGAATGAAAATTGGGTTAGTGGCACAAGATGCCCGTTTAAAGGAGAGATAAATGGCCGTTGGTCGAATTTCGGGTCCGCTCTTAAAAGCAAATCTAGTCCGTTCCACACTACCAGTGGATAGACGAAACCTTGCATTTGAGACAGACTTATTATACATTGATGTTAATAATTCAAGAATTGGTGTTAAAACCACTAGTCCTGCATATCCTTTAGACGTTGCAGGAACAATCAGAACTACAGATTTACAAGTTCCAAATACTGCTACAATTAATAATGTTACAATCAGTAACAACTCAATCACAACAACTGGTAATCAATTAAACCTTGCTACGCCAGACAGTGCAGTTTACAACAATAGACTTTTAGTAGATGATTTAATAATTGATGGCAACACAATCACTGCCACAGATACTAATCAAAATTTCGAAATTATTCCTAGTGGAACAGGGACTGTGGAAGTTCGTGGAGACACAAGAGTTGAAGGAAATATTCATGCAACAGGTAATATTAGAGCAGATGGAAACATACAAATAGGTGACCAAGACACTGATACAATTACAATTAATGCTGATGTGGCATCCAATTTAGTTCCTGATGCTTCAAACACATACACACTAGGTTTAGCAAACAAAAGATGGGACGAAGTATTTGCTAACAACTTGACTGTTGACAACTTAACATTGACAGGAAATATAACTGTTAATGGATTAGACTTAACAGCACGTCCTGGTAAAACTTATTATGTTGCAACAAATGGTGATGATTTGCAAACAGGTACACACCAAAACGATCCATATGCAAGTTTAACAAAAGCATTATCTGTGGCAACAACGGGTGATCATATTCACATATATCCAGGTACATATTCAGAAGTATTTCCAATGGTTGTGCCAGTTGGAGTATCATTAAAAGGTGACGGTTTAAGAGCAGTTACAATTCAACCAACTGCACCAACAAATACAAATGATGCTTTTATTTTAAACGGTGAAGTTACAATTGAAGATTTAACAGTTACAGGATTCCAATTTGATGCAGTAAACAATACAGGATATGCATTTAGATTTAATTCTAACGGAGATAGTAGTGGGTATTCAGTAACATCAAGATCACCGTACATAAGAAACATAACAGTTTTAACTCAAGGTTCTGTAACAAGTGCAACTGATCCAAGAGGTTTTGCTTCAGGTGACGCAGGTAAAGGTGCATTTTTAGATGGTGCAATGGCAACTGCATGGAGTAGAGAAGCAGGATGTTTATTCCAAAATGTTACAATGATTACACCAGGTGTTGATGCAGTTACTTTAACAAACGGTGTAAGGGTTGAGTGGTTAAACTCATTTACATATTTTGCTAATAGATCAATTTACGCTTACGATGGTGCATCAGGACTTGCTGGACAAGGACAAACAAATTTAAGAGTAAGCAATATCAGTGGTACAATTACTGCTGGAGAAACAATATTCTACTACAATACGGGTGGACAAGTAATAAGTTCTGCAACTATTGATTCAGTGGATGGCAATAAAATTACTATTAATGGAAAAGTAACAGGATTTGAATTGCCACCTGAATCAGGCGGAAAAACAATGGTGACAAACGGAAATGCTCAGTTGAATACCAGCATTAAAAAGTTTGGACAAAGTAGTTTACAATTAGGTGGCACAGCAGATAGTACTAACACAGCAAACAGTGTAGACTTTGGTTTTGGCACAGATGATTTCACAGTTGAAACTTGGGTTAGATCAAACCTTGCACAGACAACAACATTGTTTGACTTCAGAGCAAATACAAGTAATGACAATGGTGTACAAGTTTCTGTTGTAAACAGCACTCCAAGAATTTTATTAAATGGATCATATGTATTAACAGGAACAAATGGTTTCAATGATGATACATGGACACACTTTGCACTATCAAGAAAAAACAGTTACACAAAAATATTTGTTAATGGTGTAAATTCAGGTCAAACAAGAAATCCACAAACGTTAACTTTAAATGACGGTGTTACAACTAATTCATCAACTAAAAAATATGGCGATAAGTCAGTGCAATTTGATGGTGCAGACGATTGCATAGATGTTGCAAACACAGCCGACTTTGGATTTACAACAGCAGACTTTACAGTTGAATCTTGGATGAACTTTACATCAACAGCACAGCAATCAATTTTTGATTTTAGAACAGTAACTATTGAAAATAAAGTTTGGTTATACGCAACACCAACTAACAACAAAATAATTTTACACGTAAATGGTTCCAACATCGCAGAACTTACAGGAATAAATTTATCAACATGGCACCATGTTGCTTTAACAAGACAAGCAGGTGTTGGTAGACTTTTCTTAGACGGAGTGTTAAGTTCAACATTTACTTTTTCACAAAACCTCGGAGCAACAACGCCTTGCAGAATTGGTGCAAGATATGATGCAATTGGAACAAATGAATTTTCAGGTTACATGGATGGTATAAGATTCAGTTCAACTGCCAAATACACATCTGCATTTACACCAGGCAACTTGGTTAACACAACTGATACTGTGTTAATGATTGACGCAGAAGATGGTGTAGTTGATAACACAAACTTGTACATGAACACAAATTTATCAAGTGCTAAACCTTTGACAATAGGAAATAACTATTCAAACAACAATGGTTTCAATGGTTACCTAGATGATTTTAGAATTGTAAAAGGATTATCATTATACGATTTAAACTTTACACCACCAACAGCAGAACTTACAAGATCAACTCAAACAACATTATTGTTAAGATTTAATGGCGACAATGGTTCTACATCATTCACAGAAACATTAACACTTCCACAAGATATTAGATTCAGTGGCGGTGCAACTGCTGAAAGATTTACATTAGTAGACTATGCAGACTTTGGTGCAGAAGTTCGTGCTATTGCATCTGCTTCGATATATGGAAATTACGGAATATGGGGAGATGGTGAAGGTGTAAGAATGTATTTGATTTCACACAACCTGGCTTATATTGGTAACGGAAAAGAAGTTTCTAATGATGCAAACACTGTTGTTCAAGTAAATGAAGTTGTTAAACAAAATGACGCAAGTATTTTCTTCACGTCAGTTGACCATAAAGGTGATTTCAGAGTTGGTGATCAATTTTATGTAAACCAAGAAACAGGACAAGTTGATTTTACAACATCAACACTAAACATTGATATTGACCAAGGAGTAACTTTTACTACTGGTACAGACATTACAGTAATAAGTGGTTCAAGTGTTGAAACAGGAAATATAAAAATAAGTGGAAACACAATAGAAAGTTTAACTGGTGATGTAACATTTGATTCAAACACAGATGAAATTAATTTACAAAACAATGTTGCAATTACTGGAAATTTAGATGTTACTGGCGATATTACAATTGGTGGTAATGTTACAATTGGTGATGAAACAACAGACTCAATCAGTATCACAGCAGGTATTGGTAGTGATCTAAAACCAGCAATAGATAACACATACGATTTAGGTACAGCAACAAAAAGATGGAATACAATATACGCAAGAGAGTTAGAAACTGACAGTGTTAGAATAGATAACAATGTTATTCAAACAATAGATTCAAATGCAGATTTAGAATTAAGAACAAACGGTACAGGAACTGTAAATGTAGAAAATTTCAGTTTTAGCGGTGATACAATCAGCAACACCAACGACATTACAATTAATCCTAGCACAGGAGTATTTAGAGTAGATGGTACAGGTGCAGTAAAAGTACCAGCAGGTACAACAGCAGAAAGACCAGGAACTCCAAGTCTTGGTATGTTGCGTTACAACACTGATACCAATTTCTTTGAAGGCTATGATGGAAATTGGATACCTTTAGCAGGAGTTTCTGACATTGACCAAGACACGTATATCACAGCAGAATTAAATCCTGGTGATGACGATGACACAATAAGATTTTATGCCGCTGGAACACTAGTTGCTGATGTGAATTCAACAAGATTTGATGTTCAGAGTTTGGTTGTTGATAATTTACTTTTACAAGGAAATTCAATATCCACTACTGGAACTGACCAAGATTTAGTCCTAAATGCCAATGGTTTAGGTACTATCAAAGTAGAAGACTTTGTTTTTGAAGGAAATACGATAACTAATAGTGTACCCGATAGTCCTACGGTTTTTAGAACCACTGGCGATGGTTACATCGACGTTTCACAGGCTGGTGGCTTTGTTTTACCAACTGGAACAAGTGTAGACAGACCAGGTACAGGGGTCACTGGGATGATTAGGTACAATACAAATGACCAAAGGGTTGAGTTGTATGATGGTACAAGTTGGGGATCAATTGCTGGAAGTTCAGGCGCAGTAAGTATTCTTGACGCAACGGAAATTGCAATTAAAATTGCATTAACATATGGATAAGAATTAAAATGGCAACAGCGTTTAAAAATACAATTATTAAAAACATAGGAACTCAGCCTGTAGAATTGTACACAGCAGAACCAGGAACAAATACAACGTTCGTTGGTTTAAGTCTTGCTAATTTAACTGACTCTGTTGTAAGAGCAAGTGTAACATTAAAAGACACCACATCAGTTGAAGGATTTATTATTAAAGATGTTTTTATTGCACCTAATTCAAGTTTAAGAGTTTTGAATGCAGGTGAAAAATTAATTGTAGCAACACAAAATTCATTATTTTGCACAGCAAACATAAATGATTCTTTAGATGTTGTAGCAAGTTTTGTGGAGATAACATAATATGACACAGAGTGTTGGTCAAAGTGTAAATGTATATTTGAAAGAAGGTGTCAAAGACAGATACTTCTATGGATTATACCGTACTTCCGAAGGTATGTTGTACCTAGGTAAAGTTGACCAATTGGCTCGTAATGACAGTATTCAAGTGAACAATCCTGGAGCGGCGGCAAATGATTTTGTTGATTTCGATCAAGGATATGATTTCTTTGAAGGGCGTGATCTCAATCATGAAAATGTTTTTTTAAATTTGAGATACGAACAATTCAGATGGGACGATGTCAATCTGGATTATTTTATAAACGATGACGGCGAATTGTGTGTGAGAATTAACAGTAAACAAGGTGAAGGTGTGGTAACATATCCAAATATTTCTGAATCAGTAGATGCAGTAGATTCACCATTTAGTTTTGACAAAGAAGCATACACATTTGACGACAGCGACATAACATTCGATAGAGGATAAAAGGAGTAGTAGGAAAAATGGCACGACAACTTATAAATGATGGTATCCTTCCTAATGACGGTCAAGGTGACACGTTAAGGCAAGGTGCATCGAAAATAAACAACAACTTCCAAGAGTTATATCAGACTTTAGGAAACGGAACACAGATTACATTAATTGAAAATAATCTTTTAAATGCAACTGGTTCTAACAAAGTAACTTTTTTATATCAAACATTGGCAGATTTGCCAAGTGCGTCAACATATCACGGTATGTTTGCTCATGTACACGGTGAGAATGCTTCCTACTACGCTCACTCAGGTGCTTGGGTAAAACTTGCAGATACAAATAAATCTATCGGAATGTTTTCAGACGTTGATTTGGCTACTGCGGTTCCACAAGATGGACAAGCACTAGTTTGGGACAATGGAAATTCAACTTGGAAACCAGGAGATGTACAAGCCGGCGGCGGTGGCGGTGGCGGAGGTGCAACTGCATTCTTAGGATTGTCAGACACACCTACAAGTTTTACAGGATTTTCAAATTATTTTGTAACTGTAAATGCTGGTTCAACTGGGTTAGCATTTTCACAAACTCCAGGAAGTGTAAACGTACTATCAGATGTAGACACTGTTACAACTCCACCAACAGCAGGACAAGTATTGAAATGGAATGGTTCAAATTGGGTTCCAGCCGCAGATGCAACATCAGGTGGCGGTTCTTCAGATGCAGACACACTTGATGGTTTAGACAGCACATACTTCTTAAACTACAACAACTTGTCTAACAAACCATCTATTCCTACAGAACTACAAGATTTAGGAATTGTGGACGGCAATGCAAATCAAGTTTTAACAACTGATGGTGCAGGCGGATTTACTTTTGAAGATGCGGCAGGTGGTGGCGGTGGTGCAACAGCCTTTAATGATTTAACAGACGTTACAACATCAGGTGCGGCACAAGGTGATGTAGTTTACTACAACGGAACAGAGTGGGTTTTACAAAACGGTCCAGTAATTAGATGGACTGTGACAGCCAACGGTGCAAGTGATTACACATTTAATGGTCCAGGATTTGTATCATCAACAAATGATCCAACATTATATTTGAACAGAGGACACACATATATTTTTGTAAACAACTCTGGTGGTTCACATCCTTTTGAAATTAGAACAAGTTTCAATGGATCTGCATATTCATCAGGAGTTACAAACAACGGTGCAAACAACGGCGCAATAGTATTCACTGTGCCTATGAACGCACCTACAACATTGTATTACCAATGTACAGCACACAGTGGCATGGGTAACACAATAAACATTATAAGTTAAGGAATTAAGGATTAGATGTCAGAAACTTTTGGAATAGGAATAGAAGATTTACAACAGTCGCTTGGTAATGCTCGTTATTTTTACGGGTTAAGAAGAACTGATCAAGGCACGTTGTACATGGTTAAAGCCGATTTGCTAGAGTTAGAAGACGGAGTAATTGTTAACAAAGCAGGTGCTCCAAGTCAAAATTATAATGATTTTACTAGAGGACAAGACTTTTTTGAAGGCAAAGACACAGAACATAAAAAAGTTTTTGATAATTTGGTATATGAACAATTTAGATGGGATGGCAGAAATGTATTCTATTATATTAACGAACAAGGCGAATTAGTTTTAAAAGTAAACGAATCGCATACTTACGAAGAATAAATATAGGATAAAAGAAGTCAATGGCAGAATTTAAACTAGATAGGATACGTTTTAGATACAGAGGTGATTGGACTGCGGCAACCAATTACGTAAAAGACGATGTGGTTCGTTTTGGTGCAAAAGTATACGTTTGTATAGAAGTACACCAAGGAGACACTAATTTTTACAATGATTTAAACAATTCTACACCTAGATGGGTGCAGATGATGGATGGTCAGTCTTGGACTGGCGAATGGCAAGCGGCTACTTTCTACAGAATAGGCGACCTTGTAAAATTAGGTGGCGTAATTTATAAATGTATTGAAGGACACACATCAAATACAAGTGCAAATGATGGTATTTTAGGTGACGAACTTAAATGGGTTTACTTCGCAAGAGGCGAAAACTGGACAAGTATTTGGCTACCCAACACACTTTACAATGTTGATGATTCAGTTATATATGGTGGAACAGTTTACAAATGTTTAACATCACATCAAAGTAAATCAGCAGACGAAGGATTAGAATTTGATGATGACAAATGGTCAACATATTCTTCATCAGACAATTTTAGAGGCGAATGGGCACCTGCGACACACTACTACATTGACGACATTGCTAGATACGGTGGTATCCTATACAGAGCAATAGGTTCACACATCAGTACACCTGCTATTACATACACAAATCCAGCAAACACATATGCAAATGATGTTTCTAATAATCCAACAGGTGGTTCAGATGCAACTTTTGAAGTTTACAGAGATGGTGCTACGTACTTTGCTAAAATTTTAACTCCTGGTACTGGTTATTATCAGTCAGAAACATTTACAATTTCAGGAGCAATATTAAATGGTACAGCAGTAACCAACGATGCTATTATCACAGTAACAACAGTTGATGGTAATGGTGGAGTAACAGCAATATCACTTTCAGGTTCAGCAGATGCAACAGTAACTTATGGACTAGAAGTAGATGCGCCTAGATGGGAAATTGCACTTGAAGGAATGGCATACAGAAATGCTTATTCACAATATTCACACTACAAGAAAAATGAAATTGTAAAATGGTCACCAGGATTATGGAAAGTCACAACAACTCACTTTGCAAGTAATGAAAATTTAGTAGAAGCAAATTTTGAAATGTATGTTCCAGGTTTGGAATTTGAGGCTATATGGTCAGATACACAATACTATCAAAAAGGTGACATTGTACTTTATGGTGGTTATTCATTTGTTGCTTTACAATCTAATGTAAACAGTAAACCTGCTGTCACAGACAGTACAGGCAATTGGGAACTTGTATTTCCTGGTTACAATTTTAAAGGTGAATGGATTGGCACACAATTTATAGACGGTGTCAATGTAGCATTCAAATACAAAACTGGAGATGTTGTTCTTGCAGGTGGTAACTTATACATTGCTGTAAGAGACAATGAAAACACAGGTCCAGACACAGAATCAATTTACGATCCAGGTTCAGATGATCCTTTCCCATGGCAGTTACTTGTAACTGGTAAACGTTGGAGAGGTCCTTGGTACGAAACAACAACTGAAGGTGTTGTTGAATACTTCCCAGGTGATGTTGTAACAGTGGCAGGAACATTATGGGCTTGTATAGACAAGCACTTGGCTAATACATCAGATGCAAAACCACCGTTAGATATAGAATCAGACAACGTTGGTCCATACTGGGTATTGTTGGCACAAGGTGCTCCAACAAACGTATTAGAATATCCAGGTGATATAAAAACACAAAATGATGACTCAACAAGATTAAGAATTGGAATAGGTCTTCCAGGACAAATTTCTAAAGTATCTGAAAGCGGATTTCCTGGTTGGGGAGACTTTGAATTAATTACTAATGTGTACTACGTTGCACCAGGTGGAGCAGACACACCAGACAATGGTAAACTTCCAAGTGCACCATTTAAAACTATCAAGTATGCCTGTGAATATATTCAAGAATCTCCAGGAACAAGAACACCTGCGTCAGTAATGATACGTACAGGATTCTATGAAGAACAACTTCCAATCAAAGTGCCAAGAGATACTGCACTTATAGGAGACGAATTAAGAAGTACTAACGTAAGACCAGCGACTGGTTTTGAAACATCAAATATGTTTTATGTAAACAATGGTTCTGGAATCAGAAACATGACTTTGCAAGGTTTGACTGGAACATTAGGTGATGTAAATGAATACGGCACAAGAAGACCTACAGCAGGTGCTTTTGTAAGTTTAGATCCAGGTACAGGAGCCACTGATGCAACTGTTTGGGTAACTAGCAAATCATGTTATGTGCAAAACGTAACAACGTTTGGATCGGGTGCTATTGGTTTAAAAGTTGATGGAGACTTGCACAACGGTGGTAACAAATCAGTTGTTGCAAATGACTTTACACAGGTTATTGACAATGGTATTGGTTTCTGGGTGAACGGTGATGGTAAATCAGAACTTGTATCTGTGTTTACATACTACAATCACATAGGTTATCTAGCAACAAACGGTGGTAAAGTAAGAGCAACAAACGGAAATAATTCTTATGGAGATTTTGGTTCAGTTGCAGAAGGTGTTGCAAGTACAGAAACTCCAATTACTTGTAAAATTGACAACTACACAGGTGAAGCAATAGTAAATGACGTTTACAATGATGAAAACGAAATTTATGCCTTTGCATACACTCATGGTGGTGAAAATTATACATCAGCAAATATTACAATTGAAGGTTCAGGTGAAGGTGCCGCGGCAAGTATTAGATATGAAAATACTAGAGATGGTGCTATCAAAGAATTAAGAATAAAAGGTCCTGATGATTCAAGTCCGGCAGGTGGTGCTCAGTACACTCAAATTGATGGAACAGCAAGAAGTGGTGACACAACAAAAATAGAACTTGCGGCACAATTAGGAAGACCAGCAAGTGAATTAGTAGGTCAAAGAATTTACCTAAGAGAAGGTAGAGGTAGAGGACAATACGCATACATTGAAACTTTTAACGAAGTAACAAAAGTGGCAACAGTAAAAAGAGACTGGGATAATTTACCTGGTTGGCAACACTTACTAGGAGGTTTCCCAATTGAAACTGAACTAGATGCATCTACAAAATATGTTATAGAACCAAGAATTACATTTAGCAACCCACCATATTCTGCCAACTTAACAAGTGCAGGCAGTTCAGGTGAATTTGCTGTAGGTGAATACAGAAGAGTTGGTAACACTAATGTTACAGTTGTTGTAGGAAATGGAACAGCAAGAAGAACAGCAGATGGAACTAACTGGACTACACACGGTGTACCATCAGGAAATTATACAGACACAGCGGCAACCGACAACTGGTTCTTTGCAGTGTCCACAGATGGAAAAGTTATACGTTCACAAGATGGTGCAACATGGACTGACATTTCAGGCACAGTAGGTACTGATGTATTCAGAGGTGTTGCGGCATACGGAACAAATGTTGTAATTGCTTCTGAGACAGGAGTTGTTTACACATCAACTGATGACGGTGCTAGTTGGACAAACAGTCAAGTTGTAGTTTACGATGGATCTACTCCAGTGTTTACCCAAGCGGCAGGTGGAAATGGCATGTTCTTACTTTGCAACCAAGAAGGTGAAACGTGGGAAAGTGCTGATGATGGTGCAACATGGAGACAAAGTACAAACATCGGTGCAAACAAATATAGAGTTTCAGATTTAATGTACGGTGGTGGAAAATTTGTAGCGTCAGTACAAGATTCTCCACTAGATGATTCTACATCACCTAACAAGTTTTATGTAACAACGGCAACAAATGCATCTATCCAAGACAGTGCATTAACAAGATGGCAAGAAAGTGCAACACCTCCTCATGCAGGACCATATTATGTTGCTTACAGTCAAGGCGTTTATGTTGCTATTACAGGATCAGGCGAAATGGCTTACAGTCAAGACGCTATGGTATGGTTAGAACTAGACAATCCTTTAGGTGGAACATTCCAAGGAATCACTGCAGGTAGAGATAACGGTGCATACTTTGTACCAATCGAGTTCGGAGCCCAAACAAATTTAAATGTGATTAAGTATGGCGCAAGACCACTTGTAAGAGTTATTACTAATGCAGGAAAAGTTTCAAGATTACAAATTTTTGAACCAGGTAGCGGTTATGCATCTGCACCAACAATTACATTAACGGATAATAAAAATACAATAGATGTTGTCTTAGAAGCAAGAATGGCATCAGGAGTATTAACACAGCCAACATTTACAAACAGAGGAACAGGATTCCTAAACGTAAGTGCAACTATTGATGGTGATGGATTCAAAGATGAGTATCAAACTGGAAAAGTGATTCAAATAAAAGAATTATCTAGAGAACCTGGACCAGGTGACTTATTATTCATTGCAGGAATCACAGATGAAGTTTACAGAGTAACACAGATTACAAATTTGCAAGGAAGTGAACCAAACTTAACTGCAACATTTAGAATTTCACCAAGTCTAAGAGCACAAGAATCACCTGACCATGAAACAGATTTCACTATAAGACAACTTTACAGTCAAGTACGTTTAACAGGTCATGATTTCTTAGACATAGGTACTGGTGGAAAAACAACTACAAATTATCCTAACCTTTACACTAACAAAGGATTTACTGAAGGTTATGAAGCACAACCTAATAAAGAAGTTGCAGAAGGTGGTGGTGGAAGAGTATTTTACACTTCAACTGACCAAGATGGTAACTTCCGTGTTGGTGAATTATTTGAAGTTGAACAGGCAACTGGTATTGTAACACTAAACGCAGATTTATTCAATCTTTCAGGTCTATCTGAATTAAGTTTAGGTGGTGTTGTACTAGGTGGAACTGAAGTTGTAGTAAGAGAATTCAGTACAGATGCAACAATGGCGGCAAATTCCGACAATGTTGTACCAACACAAAAAGCAATAGTATCTTACATCAACTCTAGAGTATCTGGAGGTGGTTCAAATCTTAACGTTTCACGTGCAAGAGCTGGTTCAATCAGAATTGAAACGAACCAAATCTTTAACGAAGCAGACCCAGTTAACGGAACTATAACTTTCCCTGTAACTGTGTTTATGAACAAAGGAATAAGTGGTAGTTTATTAGCACTTTCTTACTTCACAGGTGGTACAGCAAGTACCAATTTAGACGAAGGAGATGCAATATCTGCCGTGGACAGTTCCAATGGATATGGAAATTAATAAAATGCTAAATAACACTAATAAGGATTTAAAACACAATGGCTGAGTTTAAACTAGGTAGAATTAGATTTGTATGGAAAGGTGCTTGGTTCACCGGTAACGAATATTTCATCGACGATGTTGTAAGATACGGTGGTAGAACATATATCGGTATCAAAGGACATACAGCAACTAGTGACTTTCAAGCAGATTTGACTGCTAACTATTGGGCATTGATGTCTGATGGTCAAGAATGGAAAGGTGATTGGAATGTTAACATCACTTACAAGCCAAATGACGTTGTAAAATATGGTGGTTACATTTATCTTTGTAACACAGGACACACTTCAGCAGAATTAGTTGCAGACGGATTAGAAGCAGACCAATCTAAATGGGATTTATTTTCAGAAGGATTTAATTACTTAGGTAATTGGGGAATTTCAACAAGATACAAAATTAATGATTTAGTAAAATACGGTGAATCAGTTTACCTATGTACAACTCAACACACTTCATCAGCAACAACGGCTGGTGGTTTAGAAGGAGACGATGGTGCAGGTAACCAAACTGATTTAGCAAAATGGGAATTGTTTGCAAAAGGTTTCGGATGGAACAATGCGTGGACAACTGCAACAAGATACAAACCCAACGACACAATCAGATACGGTGGACAAGTTTATATTTGTATCACTGGACACACATCGGCGGCAACAGCGTCCGATGGTTTAGAAACAGATCAAGCAAAATGGCAATATGTTCATAAAGGAATTGAATATAAAGGTGACTGGGCAGGTACAACAAGATACAAAGTAAACGACCTTGTAAAATATGGTGGTAACATTTGGATTTGTACAACTCATCACACATCAACAACTTCTTTAGCAACAGATGAAGCAAACTGGTCAATTTTTGTACCAGGTTTAGAATTTGAAGATTCATGGAGTTCAGCAACACAATACCAACCAGGTGACTTTAGTACATACGGTGGTTACTCTTATGTTGCAAAAACAAATAACTTAAACAAACAACCAAGTCAATATCCTGCAGATTGGGATTTATTTGTAACTGGTTTCAGTTTAAAAGGTGACTACGACAATGCAACTGCTTACAAAACAGGTGACGTTGTAAGAGTAGGTGGTTTCACTTACTTGAACATTGAAGATTCAACAGGCAATAGACCACCAAATGTAACTTACTGGAATAAACTTAACGAAGGTTTATACTGGAAAGGCAATTGGGCTAATGCGGCTTATTATGACAAAGGTGACATTGTAAGAGGAACAATTAACACAGATACTTCTTACATTTGTATTCAATCACACACAGCAAACAATGTTGGTCCAAGCACAATTAACCAACCAGACTACGCACCAGGGGCTGGTGTTGATTCAGGTTCTTACTGGCAACTTTTATCAGGTGGTCCAGAAAATGATGTTATATCAGCACAAGGTGATTTATTAATTTACGGTCCGTCAGGTCCAACAAGATTGCCAATTGGTAGAGCAGGTCAATCACTTGTTGTTAACGATGCAGGTACTTTACCTGAATGGGGATACGTAGGACAAGTTGATCAAGTTTATTATGTTGCTAACAGTGGACAAGATTTACCGGCACCAGATGCAGGTGTAACACTAGATAGACCTTGGAAAAATGTAAGATACGGATTGTACAATATTGAAAACGGTCCAAGATATCCATTTACAACTTTCTTATTAGAAAGAAACAAACAATTTATACAAGACGAAGTTATTGCATGGATCAATGATCAAATTGCAAACAACATTACGCCTTTTACTAATGCTTTCACATACGGCGCAGTAAAATGTAGAAGAGACATTGGTATTTTAATTGACGCAACATTGTGGGACATGAAACACGGTGGCAATGAAAGATCAAGAAAAGCGGCTTTACAATATTTCACACCAGCAGGTGCTTCATACGTAACTGGACAAACAGCAGAAACGTCGGCATCTATTGTAAGAGCAATTTATATTGCACAGCAAGTAGTTGCAAACAACACAGGATACACAGCGGAACAAGCCACAACACCACAATTTGCTGATGCGACTTACGTTGCTGAATCAGATGGTGGAACAGTAATTGAAACATTGATGAAATATTCATCAGATGCAATCACTGCCGGTGACTCAACTGGTGTTCCAGCATTAAGAATTGCAAACACAACATTATTTGTTAAAACTGGAAGATACGAAGAAGTACTTCCGATGGTAATTGACGAATCAGTTGCACTAGTTGGCGATGAATTGAGATCAACTGGTATTGCTCCAGCAGGTTCATTAACTCCAGCAGGTGATGTTCAATACAGTTTACAAGGTGTTGACAGAATGATTGCTATCTTGAGTGATATTGTACAAAACAATGCAGTAACACCTACACCATCAGGTGGTGTAATTAGTATTGACAACGATTCAGGTGCAAATTTATCATTCAATGATGGTTCAGGCACTGGAGTTGCTTCAACAAGTACAGGTTCAGGAACAGGTGCAACATTTGATATTACAGTTGCTTCATTTGCCGTAACTACAATCACAGTTAACAGTCCAGGACAAAATTATGCATCAGATGATAGAATTACAATTCCATCAGGCACAGTTATTGTTGGTGGTGGTGGAAACACAACACTTGGTGCTGATTTCAGTTTTGACGCTAACGAAGTAACAACTGGTAACGTAATTGCACAATCAGTAACTGTTCCGGCAGGTTCAGCGGCGGCGGCAACAGCGGCAGTGACTTATGCAACAGACATAAAAGAATATATTGATTTTAAAATTAACGCAGTAGGTACTGAACCAACAATGATTGGTTCAAATATTGCAGAATTAGATGCAGGATACACAGATGCACGTGGTAAAATTTTAGCAAACAAAGATTTTATTGCTAAAGAAGCCGCAGAGTTTGTGAAGAGAGCAAATCCAACAATTACATTCAGTCAAACTGCTTGTGAAAGAGACATTAAAGAGTATGTAGACGCAATTTTAGATGGATTACAGTACACAGGAAACTACAAAGCATTAAGATCAGCAGAATGGTATGTGAACAGTGTTCAAGGTTCTACAACAAAAGATATGTTCTACATGAGAAACGGATCTGGTTTAAGAAATTGTTCACTAACAGGATTATCAGGAACATTAAGTACAGCAAATGCTTATGGAACAAAACGTCCAACAGCAGGAGCGTTTGTATCACTTGATCCAGGTTTTGGTCCACTTGATTACAAGGCATGGATTGCAACTACAACTGCTGGTACACAAATGTTTACACCAGGAACAGGAACAAGTTATGATCCTGCAACAGGAACAACTGTATTAGCAATCGGATCACACGCATTACAACCAGGTGATACTATAAGACTTACAACATCAAGTTTAACATTTAGTTGTACTCAAGATGGCAATGTATCTCAAATTGCATATCCAAGAACAACTGACCCAGCGGCAGGTAAAGAATTATTAATTGAAGCAATAACAACAACATCAATCACTGTAAATGTTGGTGCAAGTCAAGTAGGACAACAATATCCACACACATTTATAAGTGCAACTGCAAATTCTGTACAAGAAGAAACAATATCTAGAGTAGGTGGTAAATCACCTTACGTACAAAACGTTTCTAACTTTGGTACAGGTGCAACAGGATTAAAAATTGATGGTGATTTACACGCAGGCGGTAACGATTCAATTGTTGCCAATGACTTTACGCAGATCATTTCAGATGGTATTGGTGCTTGGGTAACAAACTTAGGTAGATCAGAACTTGTATCTGTGTTTGCTTACTACAATCACATTGGTTACCTTGCAGAAACAGGTGGTAAAATACGTGCAACAAACGGAAACAACTCTTACGGAGATCATGGTTCAGTTGCAGAAGGTGTTGACCCAACAGAAGTTGCTGTAACAGGTAGAGTTGACAACAGATCAACAGATGCATTAGTAGACGCTGTGTTTACAAATGGTGACCAAGTATTAGCACTTGAATATGGAAATGCAGGTACAGAATATTCTAACGCAAATATTTCAATTGCTGGAACAGGTTATGGTTTAACAGTAAACTCTGCAACTTACAACACAGGTGGAATTTACAAACTTAGATTAACAGAAACACCAAGTTCTGATCCGTCAGATTTAGGTGGTGCAGGATATGTTTCTGCAACAAACGCCTCACAAACTGGTGATACAGTATCTATTACAATAGCAGTAACTGATACAAATCCAAGTAACGCTTACATTGGGATGGCAGTTTGGGTTGTAGAAGGTTTAGGTGCTGGACAATATGGTTACATCGACACTTACAATGCGGCATCAAAAGTTGCAACTGTAAGAAAATATTCTGATGGTACACCAGGTTGGGATCACTTGTTAGGTGACTCTTCTGTAAGTTCATATCTAGATGCAACTTCAATTTATTCAATTGAACCAAGAGTATCAATTCCGGCTCCACAAAACGATGGATCTACTGCACCAAGACAAGCAGTTGCTAGAGTAGTTGTTACAGCAGAACAAATATCATCAATTAAAATATTAGATTGTGGTGCTTCTTACACAGATGCTCCAACAATTACTATCGTTGATCCAAGCAACACAACAGATGCACCTATACAAGCATACGTTGGTAATGGAGTATTAGGACAACCGACATTTACATCAAGAGGTTTTGAATATGAAACTGCTGATGCAACAGTAACAGAAACAGGAACACAGGCAACTGTAAGTGGTGCAACTCAAGCCAATCCTTGTGTAATAACAACAGATGCGGCTCACGGCTTTAACGACAATGACAAAGTTGTGTTTACAGATGTTGGTGGAATGATTGAATTGAATACTGGTGTGTACTACTACATTAAAGTTTTAACAACAGACACTTTCGAAGTTTACAGTGATTTCCAACTAACAGAAGCAATAGATTCAACTAACTTCACTGCTTACTCTGTAAGTAACGGTAAAGCAACAGCATTCGGCGGATTTAGAGATGAATATCAATCAGGAAAATACATACAGGTTGAAAATTTAACTGCACTTCCAAGAGCAGGTTCAAACATTGAGTTCGGACATTTACCTGGACAGTTCTTCAAATTGGTTGCTGTTAATCAACAGTTAGGTACTCAAGCACCTTTCACAGGTTTATTACAAATATCACCAGATTTAAAAGTTTCAGAATCACCAGAACATGGACAAGCACTAGAAATGAGAATAAGATATTCTCAAGTTAGATTAACAGGTCATGACTTCCTAGACATAGGAACTGGTAACTTTACAAACACGAATTATCCGGGCGTACCATTACAAGATCCTGATCCAACTAAAGAATGTGTTGAGTCAAACGGTGGAAGAGTATTCTTTACATCAACTGACCAAGACGGTAACTTTAGAGTTGGAGATTTGTTCTCAGTAGAACAGGCAACTGGTATTGCAACATTGAATGCAGATGCATTTAATATTTCTGGATTACAAGAGTTACAGTTGGGTGATTTAGCATTAGGTGGAACAAGTGCATCTATTAATGAATTCTCAACTGATGGTACAATGTCAGCGAACAGCGATGCAATCGTACCAACTCAGAGGGCAATAAGAACTTATATCGCTTCACAAATTGGTGGTGGTGCAAGTTCTTTGAACGTTAACTTAATTGTCGCAGGTTTTGTAGTAATTACTGGACAAGAAATATCAACAACAACTGATACAGGAATAAACATGAACTCTACTGTAAACTTCAAAAAAGGAGTTAGTGGGGTACCTGTAGCAATGAATTACTTAATACATAGTTAAAGAGGAGGAAAATATGGCTTCAGGAAGACTTGGTACTGCAAACGTAACTGCCGCTACTAATACATCTGTATATACTGTTCCCGCTGATACATTTACTGTCGCTACGGTGAGTATCTGTAACAGAGGAAATCAAGCAATTACAGTGCAAATGGCAGTGGCTGACTCATCAACTCCAAATTCTTCAGAATACATTGAGTATGAAACAGAGGTTTTATCTCATGGTGTTCTTGAAAGAACGGGTGTTGTAATGAGTGCAGGTCAGATATTGGTGGTATACGCCAGTTCTGCGAACGTAAGTGCTGTCGTTATGGGCATTGAAACGTCCACAGCGTAGTAAATTAACAAAAATGAATAAATAACATTGAAAAAGGAAACAAGACAATGGGAAGATACATATCAACAACTGGAACAGCAGGAGTAGTTACTAGAGAAATCTCAACTACCTATAATGCCGTTGTAAATGATAGAATACTTGCAGACAGTTCTGTCTCAACTTTTACTATTACTTTACCAGCCAACGCAACTTTGTTAGTCAGTGATACAATACAAATCATTGATGCAACATCAAGTGCAGGCACTAACGCTATCACAATTGGTAGAAACGGTTCAAAAATTCAAGGTAGTGCAGAAGATCTAACTTTCGATATCACAGGTGGTATTGTTACAATGATCTATACTGGAAACACTTACGGTTGGATAGTTGGTGCTGTATAATCAGTACTAATTATTAACGTAGTAACTAATTTTGTAAAGGAAAGTAACATGGCAAGTTTAAAGTCGTTATTAGCAACTAAATCAGACGCATTCGCAACGCCTGAGTCAGAAACGAACTTGGAAAAAGGTAGAATTTATACCTACAATCCAGGAACTAACTACTCAAGACTATGGTGTTGTTTTTGTTTCCATCCTGAAGAATCAGGAATTGCAGTCGTAGACATTTGGGGTGCTGGTGGATCAGGTGCAGAAATGTGCTGTTGTGGTTTTGGACTAGCAGGTAACTCAGGCGCATACACTAGAAAAACTATTGTAATGGCGGCTGGAGATTACATTGAAGGTCGTGTTGGAATTGCTTGCGGTAATGCAGGCTCTTTATGTTTTAGAGGTTGCTCAGAAGCAACCTGTGTAAGATACTGCGTATCAGGAATTTGTACATGTACTTGTACAGAAGGTGGAAGAGGAGGAATTTCTTACTGTTCTACTAACTCATCATTTTATTGTTGTTTCAGAGCAAACGGTTTCTGTACAACAAGAACAGACAATGATAATTGTGGAATTATTTGTAATAAATGTGATGGATCATATGAAGGAAGATCATTTGGTGGTGAACTAAACTGTCCAAGTAGACTTTCTTGTGTAAGTGCATTTGGATGTTATCCAACTTGTATTTGTATGTTCAACTATCACATACCTACACCATATGGACAGTTTTCGACATGTGGTAATAAACCGGTTTTTGCAAACGAAAACAGAACTCAGTCAGCAGATTGGTCAGGTCAAGGTAGACACCAACACGTTGCAACATTAGGATCTGGTAGATGGCCAACAGGTGGAATTCCATTCACAACTTGTTGGGGTAAATCAGGTGCTTGTAACTGTTACGAGAATGAAGGTTGTGTACCAGTTATGCCTTACGGAACTGGCGGTATGGGACCTTTCCCATGTCCAGGTGTAAGGGATCACGCAACAAGAGGCGGACACGGAACTGTTAGAATTAAATTTATAAGATAAGGATAGAAATATGGCAAGTTTGACAACATTATTAAAAGACAAATACTCGTTTTTTGTTGGTAACGAGCAAAACCTAGAAAGAGGTGAAATATATTCTTACTATCCAGGTAACCACTACACGAACTTTAGATGTCACGTGTGTTGGAAGCCACCAGCGGCTGGTTGTGCCCGAATAGAAATTTGGGGTGCAGGTGGATCAGGTGCAGAGATGTGCTGTTGCGGTGGAGGAACTCCAGGTAACCCAGGTGCATATTCAACAAAATGTATTAGAATTGAACAAGCAGATATAGACGCTAACACAACTTTTGTTTGTGGTGTAATTGGTTTCAGTTGCGGTAATGCAAGTGACCTATGTCACAGAGGAAGATCAGAACCAACACAGATTTGTTGGTTTGGTAACAACGGTGCAGACGGTTGTATGTGTGCAGAAGGCGGTAAAGGTGGATACTCATGGTGTTCAACAGGAACATCATTATACTGTTGTTTTGTAGCAGGCGGATATTGCGGAACAAGAGTAGGTAGTGACGGCTGTGGAGTTATTTGTAATTACAGAGGTGCTGTGGACACTGATTGGTGTGCTCAAGCATACGGTGGAGACTTAAACTGTTATGGTGGTTTCTCTTGTGCAAGATTTGAAAGATGTCAACCAAACTGTAACTGTGGTAAAATAATGATTTTAAAAGTTCCAGCAGGAATGTGGGCAGAGCAAGGTGGAGAAATTCACTATGCAATCGACCAAGATGCAAGAAGATACAGACACTCAGGTGCAGGTGGACACCACGGAGCAACTCACCCATTGAACTTAATGGGAAGAAACCCAACACAAGGAGCGGCTTACACTGCTTGTTGGACAGGTAATACAAGTTGTGGATGTTACGAATGGAACGGTTGTACAGCATTTATGCCGGCAGGAATGCCAGGACAAGGTGCAACACCATGTGATGGCGTAAGAGATCACGCACACAGAGGTGGACATGGAATGATCAGAATAAGATTTATAGCGGATGTGGATCCAGATCCAACTTATCCGGAATATCTACCGTAAGGAGTAAATAAAAATATGGCAACGCTTAAAGGACTATTAATACAAAGAAACACTGCTGTACCAGTGGAAGAAAACCTTGAAAAAGGTTACATTTATTCATGGACACCAGGCACAGATTTTTCAAATTTCTGTAACGGAATTTGTTGGACTGCTCCATCGGCTGGAGCGGCATTGATTGAAATCTGGGGTGCAGGTGGTTCAGGTTCAAGAATGTGTTGTTGTGGTGACGGATTACCAGGAAATGCTGGTGCATACGTTAAAAAATCAATTAATGTAGAAGCAGGTGACACAGTAACAGGTTGTACAGGTATGTCTTGTTATGCTCACCCATTATGTTTTTCAGGTTGTTCAAATGCAACAGGAGTTTGTGTTGTAACAGCATCAAACGGTGACTTATGTATGTGTGCTGAAGGTGGAAGAGGTGGTACTTCTTTCTGTAATCCAAACACACACTCATTATATTGTTGTTTCAGAGCAAATGGTTTCTGTGGTACAAAATGTTGCAATGATTATTGTGGTGTAATTTGTAATCACTGTTCAGGGGCTTGGTGTGCATATGGTTACGGCGGTGACGTTTGTTGTTGCGGTAATATAGGATGTGTAAGTTACTTTGGATGTTATCCACACTGTAAGTGTCAATTCCAAAGACACGTGCCAACACCAGCAGGTTTATTTGCTGAAGAAGGTGCATTGATCACGTTCAATACAGAATCAGATGGAACTCCAATGGCACAATGGTCAGGAAACCAATTATTTCAGTTTTATGCGGCACTTAACTCAACTTCAAGATCACCTAGAATGGGTACTCCAAACAGTTATTGTTGGAGATCAGATAGATCTTGTGGTTGTTATGAATCCCAAGGTTGTGCAAACTACCTACCAGTAGGAGTTGGTGGTATTGGTCCACAGGCTTGTCCAGGTGTAAGGGATCACGGAATCAGAGGTGGATTCGGTGGCGTAAGAATCAAGTTTTTAGCAAACTAATTTACAATAACGCTAAATAGAGTTATAGAAAAATAGGAGAACAAACAATGGCAATTACAGTAAACTTTGACATACCAATGCCAAACGAGCCATATGTGGATGATTTTAGTGCTGGAAACACTCATGCCGCTGTCTACAAAGGTGATAAATTCATCAAAGTAGAAAAAAGAGATTCAGATGGAGAATTGGGTGTAATAGTTTCTGAAGGAGCCACTGAGGCAGAGTTGGATAATTCAATCAACCCAAGAGACGGATGGTCACATCACGTCATGAATGCTGAAACGCACCCATTACAAGTAGCATACCTAAACGGAAGTTACACAACAGGTGATGTTGCTGACTATACAGAAGATTTAGGCACAACAGACACTGACGGTAATGCAGAAACATGGACATACTATTGGAACGATGGAACAGGTTGTCTAACACAAATCTATCTACACGGAACATTGAAAATTGTAGACGGCGCATATGTAGGTCCAGAATTTAGATCTCATGCTGTTACAAGAGAATCGTTTTTACAAACGCTTCCTAATCAAAAAGTAATGATCCAAGCAGAAATTGACAGCGGAAAATACGATGCGGCTAAAATAACAGAATTTAACGCTTATATCACATGGTTAGATTCAGTTGCGGCAAAATACGCAGACGTGGCACACTGGAAAATTCCTTTTCCTCCGTACCCAGAAGTAGAATAATCTAAATTAGATTTACAAAATTATAAGGGCGGCTTTATGTCGCCCTTTTTTTTAGGTCCAAGAATCAATCCTGCCTATGTGCGTCGTCGATAATTACTTTTACATGAACACACATAATAGATCCAAAGCAATATTTTTAAATGGTGGTATTGGGAGAATCCTGTGCGCCATTCCAGCAATCGAAAAATACCAACAAGAATCAGGTGATGAGGATTTTATTGTTGTTATTGAAGGTAAGTGTAACATATTAGATGGTCATCCAACGTTGGATAGCAAAACGTATGACGCAATGCACAAAAACTTGTTTCACACTCACGTTAAAAACAGAGAAATTATCAGTCCAGAGCCTTACAGAGTATGGGAATATTTCAATCAAAAATGTAATCTGTCACAAGCATTTGATATTATTTTAAATGATAAAGGTGTAAGAGAATTAGATAAACCTAAACTATACCTATCAAAAGAAGAAAAAATATCTGCAGATAAAATTTTACAAGAATGTAAAGATAAGATAAAAGCAGACAAGTATGTAATATTTCAACCTTTTGGAAGAGCAATACAACAAATCGATCAAAGTTTTGTTGACAAAAGCAACAGAAGTATAGACTTCTCTAATTTTAAAAGTATCATTCATAAGTTACACAAAGACAAGTATGGTGTAATTGTTATGAGCGACTTTGGAATAGAACTAGGAGAAGAAGGATACAAAATGGAAGTTGCTCAACCTGAAAAAATTGATTTACGTATTTGGGCATCTATTATAGAAAAAGTAGATCATTTTGTAGGTTGCGATTCTGTAGGACAACACTTTGCATATTCTGTAGGTACACCGTCAACTGTAATAACAGGTGCAACATATCCAGAAAACACATCATATCCTGACAAAGAAGGAGTAACCATAGTTGACCTTGGACAAAATGACAGACATTACGATCCAATTAGAATAACGTTTGACGAAAGAATAAGTCGACACAATGAAAACCTGATGCTTATGACTCCTGAAATAGAGGACTATGTCGTAGACACAATAATGGGAAGGCAAGAAGATGAGTAAAAAAACAGGATACATAGCCGCAATTGCCAGAGGACACAATTCAGGCGTATGTTTATTAAAAGATGGAAAAATAGTTTTTTCTATTGAAGAAGAAAGATTAAGCCGCGTAAAGTATGATGGTGGACCTTATGCTTCAATGGTAAAAATTTTAGAGTACACAGACAAAATTGATTACCTAGTAGTTGCACACACACAATCATTAAAAGATAGAAGCACTGGTAGAGTTGATTATAACGGTGATGATGTTTATACAGGACTTGCAAGAAAATTAGGACTTATAGACAAAAAAGGAACTGCAAAGTCTCCTGAACATCCACAAGTAATTGACTTATCACACATACATCACAAACTACACGCCGCATTGGCTTTTTACAGATCAGGATGGGAAGATGCCGCGGCAGTAATTGTAGATGGTGCAGGAACTTTTATACCTGCTACTCATAGTGCAGGTCATCAAATGACTGTGTTTGAAACAGAAACTATATTTGATTGTGCATATCCAAATGATTTTGTAACCAAATATAAACATTACGGAACAAGTGAAAATTGCCAATGTGCATATATTCCTGCATATCCATCAGACAGTATGGGTGAACCAGGAAGCACACACGAAGCAGTATTTTCAGACAGAGCAGGTATTGTAAAAGTATATGAAGCAGTAACTCAGTATTGTGGATTTAGTGCCATTGAAGCAGGTAAGACAATGGGATTATTTCCTTATGGAAAACCAAACAAAGAAATTCCAGAACTTTTTGTACACAACGGCAAAGGAACTTTAAGTAACAGAAACTTAATTATTCCAACATATCCAAATGCGGCTCTTGTAAACTACGACAACTTTTATAGTTTAGAAGAAAAACTAGAAACTAATCAAAACGACTTAACTGAATTACAAAGTCGTAGAGATTTGGCTTATGCTTGTCAAACAGATACACAAGAAGAAGTTAGAAAACTGATCTATAAAGCAGTTGAAATGACAGGTAAGAAAAAAGTTGTTATATCAGGCGGATACGGATTAAACTGTGTTGCAAACTACTATTACTTGGATACTTTACGTAAAGATGGAATTGAAATATACGTAGAGCCAGTGTCCAATGATGCAGGAACGGCAATGGGTGCCGCTCTATTGTACTATTATTCTTTATCACAAAGCACAGACAAAGACACAACAAAAACTTTATATCTTGGACCAACATACAACTTAAAGAATGAAGAAATAATGCAATACAATGATGAAGATGGTATTGAAGTTGTAGATTGTACAGATGATGAAGTTGTAAAATTAATGACTGATAAGAACATTGTTGCACTTTTCCAAGGACAATCAGAAAACGGCCCTAGAGCATTGGGAAATAGAAGTTTACTTTTTGACCCAAGATTCAAAGATGGTAAAGACTTTGTTAACCAAGTAAAAAGAAGAGAATATTTTAGACCATTTGCAGGTTCTATTCTGCATGAATACACACATGAATGGTTTGATTTAAGAGGTATGGAAGAAACTCCTCACATGATGTATGCAGTAAACTGTCAGCCTGGCGTTGAAGAAAAGATTCCAAGCATTATACACGTGGACGGAACTTGTAGAATACAAAGTGTTAAGAAAGAAGATAACGAATTGTATTATAGATTGATCAAAAAATTCCATGAAGTTACACAATGTCCTATTGTTTTCAACACTTCTTTCAACTTAGGTGGTGAACCATTAGTTGAAACGTTGGATGATGCAGTAAGAACATTACAACACAGCGAAATAGAATATCTATATTTGATAGAATACGGTAAACTAGTAAAGGTAAAAAATGGTTAGACAAAGTGCTTTTTTTATGAATGGCGGTGCAGGTAGACATATAAGTTCAATACCTGCTTTAGAATTATATGCAAAAGAAAATCCTGAAGATGATTTTATTGTTGTGTGTGAAGGAGGTACAGATGCTTACAAAGGTCATCCTTTATTACATTACAGAGCCTATGATAACTGGCATAAGAATCTATTCCAAGATTTGTTAAAAGATAGAAACTTAATTTCACCTGAGCCTTACAGAGTATGGGAGTATTACAATCAAAAATGTAGTCTATCAGAGGCGTATGATATTGCTATAAACAAAAAAGGTCTTCGTAAAATACCTAAACCTAGAATTTATTTGTCAAAAGAAGAAATCTTAATGGCTAGACAAATGATCGGTGAAGTAAAAGAAAAAACTAAAAAAAATAAAATTATTGTAATTCAGCCTTTTGGAAGAGGTGCTGAGAAAAAGTCAGAATCTGAAGTGGTAGATTTGACAGGTAGAAGCATAGAACTAGAAAATTTATGGAGTATAATTAAAAAATTAAGCAAACAATATGGTGTAATGGTGATGAGTGAATTTGGATTAGAATTCAAAACACACGGTGGAATAAACCAACCAGTTGCACTACCACTGCAAACACACATTAGAATATGGGCGGCAATTATCAAGCAAGTAGATCATTTTGTAGGTTGCGATTCTGTAGGACAACACATTGCATACGCATTTGACAAAACAATTACTGTGCTAATTGGAAGTACTTTTCCTGTGAACACGTCATTTCCAGACAAAGATCATGTGGATATAATTGATCTAGGCAAAGACAGCCGTATATACAGTCCCATAAGGATCACACAAGACGAATATTCCGACCGTTTAAATGAAGGTATAATGGAAATGGACAAAAACCAAGAAGAAAAAGTGGTTAATTCCGTCAACTTCATGATCAAGCACAAACACAAAAAAAAGTAGTTTTTCAATTCCTATAAAAATAGGTAAATACACGTAAAAGAAGTATATTACACTATGTTTGACGTATCAAGACTATTTGGCAAAGGAATTAGAAACACATTATTGTTGAAAAATGGACTTCAATTGTCCTACAACGGCCCGTATGTGGTTGTTGGTACTGACACAGTAATGGATCAATTCCATGTAAACACATTCTGTACAGCAGAATATACACTGTCTGTTGACTATGATACCAACAATAAAGAGATAATAAAGATACTTGTCAGTGCTACTCCTTCAAACAGTTCAGTGAATATATATGGTAGAAGTAACATGGGCAACGATTTAGTGCTTGTTACAACAACTGTGAACAATTCATATGTTAGAATTGTGCTAAATCCAGCGGCAAAAACACCAACTACAACTTATGCAGGCGCTAAGGTTGTTTTTAGTGCAACATATTTTCAAACACAAAATTCTTTACAAGGTGGTGACGCAGAACTTATTAATTCTGGAAACAACTATGATAACACAAATGTAAACAGTGGTGGCGGAGGAAGTGGTTATTAAAATTACGAATTTAAATTTTAATAAATATTAAAAAGATGGCAATTAATTACAAATCATTTGAAACACAATCTGGTTTTAAAAGTCCAGGCTTCACTGTAGACACAGCGGGTAACGTAGTTGTAAGAACAATTACATCAACGTTTATACCTGAAGCGGCAACTACTCCACCAGATTTTACAATTACAGAAAATGGCGGTGCATTTGAAGTAGCAAATTTCTCTGGACCCAATCCTACTATCGTTCTTACAAGAGGTGAAGCAAAAACTTTCAAGTTAGATTTAACAAGTTTAGGCTTTAATTTCTTTACACCATCTGACGCAAATCCAAGCATACCAGGCACAGCAATTATAAATGGTGTGAGCCATGCAAATGCTGTTACAGGTAATACTATAATTAATGAAGAATGGACATTTCAACAAACTTGGGTACAAGAAGCAGATTATGATAGAAAAGTTAAAGTTACAGTGCCAGATGTAGCAACAGTAACAAAATTAAATGGCAAAAAAATTCCAGTTGTAATTGCATTACATGATGTTTCACAAACATCAACGAGTGTGACAAATGATGTTAACTTTATTACTGATAAAGTTTTAATTGCTCCAGAAGGTTATAGAAATACTTGGAATGTAGGATACAGTGTCAGTCAAGCAGATGATCTTGCTTTAATAGACAGCATACTTACAAAACTTGAAACTTACGATAACGTTGACACTAGAGATATATCTTTTGTAGGTTATGGAGTTGGTGGACAATTAGCACAGCAATACTTTATACAAACTACCAAAACAAATTTAAAAAATTTAGTATTAATATCAAGTTTGATGCATTTTGATCAACACAAAGTTACCTATGACGATCAAAATAATAGAGTAGATAATTTTTATTCTTTGACTTTAAATCCATTGAATGATTTAGATTCTACACAAATGGTTTGGTCACAAACCACTCCGTTGTCAAACAGAAGAATTTTAATGTTCAATGGAACAAACAATTTAAATTGGCCATTCAATGGTGGAATAGCAAACGGTTTAGATCTAAAAAGTGCACCTGACACAATTTACGCTTGGGCAAAGGCTGAAAATGAAATTGCTGACCAATTGTCTTCAGGCTCGCTACAACCAGATGGTGAAGTATTATACAATTACAAAAGCGGAGCAATAAGATTATTTTCTTATGAAGGCGTTGGTAGTAACTTTGGAGATTTTTTAACAGGTGTTCAAACATATATCACAGACCAAATAGATGTAACTGCTTATGAAGTTGTTCCGGTACCTACTACTTTAACTGGTGCGGCGGCAAACAATCAACAAACTGGAACATTAACATTTACTATTCCTGTAGATACACCAGACACAATATACTATGGTGATGCAGATGGTAATCCGTTTGGTACAGTCACAGTTGCAGATCCTACTTTTACAGGTATAGGAAGTTTCAGTGCAATATTAAACACAGGTGATTTGATTAGTAATGGACAAGATGCAGAAATATCATTGCAACCAACTGGATCATACGGTACAGTGTCAATCAATCCATCAGGCGGTGGATTTATTTCTAACATGGATATTAATGCAAACTCAATACAAAGTACAGGTCAGACAACTTTAACACCTTCAAATGCTGATGTTGTTATAAGTCCACAAGGAACAGGTATTTTAACTGTGGGGCCTATCAATTTAGGTACCATAGACAACATGGATTTAGGTCAAACTACACCACAAAAAGGTTCTTTTTCATTGTTAGAAACGACACAAGGAACGTTAAATAACACTACAATAGGAGCAACTGTCCCGGCAACTGCGGCATTTACCAGTGCAACTGTGACAACTGCACCTACTGATGCAAACGATGTAAGTAATAAAAATTATGTAGACAGCACTAGTACAGTGTTGGCTATCGCGTTAGGAGTATAATAAATGGCAAAACGTAAAGTAGTAAATTATATATTTCAACCAGGAATTCCTAAGTCTGGAAACCTGTTTCCTAATGCTTATGATTTAATACTTAATAACCTAGAATTTTTAAAAGACGAGTCAGTTGGCTATGTTGCAGATAGAGTTGCAACAGATACAGCGGCAAACAATTTTCCTAACGCAGTCAATAGATTAGATAACAACATTGAATATATCAAAGATGAAGTAGCGGCTTATGTGCTTCAACAAAAGAATGCGGCTGTGGCTCCTTATGCAGGATATTCATATGATGTTTTACAATTAGAAACAAGAATTGATACTTTCTTAACAGGATTAAGAAATGATTTAAGATATGGTGGAAATGAAAATTCAAGAAACTATGCACAAACATTTTACACAGATGGCTCATTAAACATTGCAGGTGACGGTGAACCAGAAGTAACATATTTTGAGTACGCAAGAAATTTAGTCACAGGCAATATTTTGCCAGGTGTTAATTTTAGTTCATTACAAAGTGTAACGTCCCAAGATTCATCAGGAGGAACAGGTGAAGCAAATGGTACAACTACATTTACAACACTTGCAAATGGTTTTATCACAACACTAGATAACGGAATTATCAACTTGCCAACATTGGTAAGCAGTCCTTACATATTTGCAGGTTACACTTATGATTCATATAAATGTGAAAGAGACATGGGTTACAACATAAATGGTTTCTTAAATGATTTACGATACGCAGGTAACAAAGAATCAAGATTCAATGCTTCTAAATATTGGATAGGTTCAACACCACAGATTGACGGTGACAGACAACCTGAGATACTTGTTAAAAATCATATTAGAGATGTCATTAACAATTACATTTTAACAAGAACTGCACACACTTCACAACAATCACCAGTAGTAACAACTCAATACTTTGGAACTGCGGCAGGCGAAGCAGGTGCAAGTGCTAGAATCACTGCATTAACTTTTATTATTACAGATGTAATTGAAAATGGTTTAGATAACTTACCAGCATTAGAAAGAAACGAAATAAGTTCTATTAAAGCACCAACAAAAATTGGTTTAGAAGATGTATTGTTGATTACAAACACTACACGTAATAAAGTTTTATATAATTTTGCAGACGCTACGCTGGGTGCAGAAGTTTCTTATGAACAAGAAGCAGATCCTGATTATCCAACATTTTTACAAGTTACAGACACAATTACTACTATATTTTTAAACTTTGATACAAGTACATTTTTAGCAACAGACACAATTCAAATGTTTGTTGAAGATAAAGTTATTAGAACAAGACCATTTGATTTTGGAACAGATGCTATTGAAAGAATGAGAGTAGCACCTTCTCAATCAATGCTTGATGCTGACTTTGAGTATGGATTACAGCCTACAAAATGGCAAGCGATTGGAACACAAAGAGGGTATCCATCAATTTATGAAATACCAGGAACTGATCTAGATGTAGACACAGTTACATCTGATGCATCTGCAGGAACAAACGGAATAGGTTCATCCTTGATAACAGTGACAACTGTTGGACCACACGGCTTTGAACCTGGTCAAGCATTTACAATTATTGGATTCACAAATGGTGTTGCAGGTACTGGTAGAGCACAAGGTTCATTTGTGGTAAACACAGTGCCAGGTAATTTGTCATTCACATATTACTCTAAAGCAAAAGTAGGAACAACTAATGGTGTAGAGATACAAACAACGTTCACTCAATTAAGAAAAGCAGGATTTTATTCAGGTGCAACAATAGGAAGACCAACTTTCAGTGTGTCATCTAATGGAGCAAATGGAAACTTTGTTTTGCCAATTGGTGGATTAAGTGGAGCAACAATTATTCCATTCCAAGATGCAACTTTGCCTGAGATAGGTGCACCACTTTCAGGTGGCGGACTGTCTACAGGAACACAGATTACAGCAGTTACAGGTACAGGTAGCACACTAGCAACTCCAGACGTACAAGGTGACTACACAGCGGGTGCAACAGAAATAAATGTTGTTGATGCCTCAGGTATTTTACAAAACAGTATCATTGACAGAGGAGATGGATTTGGTGTGGCAATTACCAACGTATCAGGTAATGCTTTAACATTGAGTTCTGGTCTTACATCAAACTTAATAGGTGATGTAACAAGTTATTCAAACATAGGTGGCTTTAATATCAGTCCTGCAGGACAAAATTTTGCTTGTGATGTATTCAACAACGCAGGTGTTTACAGCATAACAGTTTCTAACTCAGGCGAAAACTATGCAATAGGTGATGCAATAGTGATTACAGGAGATTTAATTGGAGGAGCCACTCCAGCAAACGATTTAACAATAAGTGTTGCCTCTGTAGATACAGGTGGTGAAATTTTAACTACAACATTAGATGGTGAAGCATTTACTGGTTCAGGTTCTAAAGCAAATATTTCTGGAACATTTAACAATGGTACAGGTACAGGCGGAGGTTGGGACATTACAAAAACTAACAACTCTTATTCAGCAAGTTTAAGAAATCCAACTTACACATCCGTTGAAGGAACTGTTACAGGTGGTGCTGGTTCTGGATTACAACTGGACGTAACAATCAACGCAAACAGTTATTCAGCAGTGCTAGGTAGCAGTGATGCAAGTGCAGGCTATGTGATAGATGATGTTGTTAATTTCACAGGCGGTACTTTTGGTGGTACAACAAACGAAAATTTATATGTAAGAATCACTGGTGTTGATGGCACTGGTGCAGTAACAAACTTTACAACATCAGGAACGGCTCCAGATGCACAAGAAGCCTATGCTGTTAATGTAAGTGATTACACAGCAAGTGCCTCAGGTGCAGGTGCAACTTTTTCAGTAACAAGAACAGGTACAACGTATTCTGCAACAACAACTGGTTTAGGTTCAGGATTCATTCAAACGGAAACTGTTACAGTGTTAGGAACATTTTTAGGTGGAACAAGTCCTGCAAACGATTGTACAATAACAGTTGACAGTGTAGATGGTGGTGGTGGAATTCTTACAACCACTGTAACAGGAACAGCACTTAACAGTAAAACTTTTATAGATGTAGCATCAGGATCAAATTTACTTGGTACAGGTGCGTCTTTTGATGTGGTATTAAACGGCACATCTTACAATACAATTACAGTTAACAACGCAGGTTCAAACTATGGCGTTGGACAAAACTTGGTAATTCCAGGAACAAGTTTAGGTGGAGTAACACCAACACACGATTTAACTATTCAAATTACTGCTTTAACATCTCCTGCAAGAGGTGTAAACACTTTTAGTAACAGTGGCTCAGCGGCAAACGGTGGAACATCAGGTTACACTGTAGGTGATTTAATAAAAATTGAAGGTTCAAATTTAAACGGAATTACTGGTACTAATGATGCAATTATAAAAGTTGCAAGTGTTAATGGTGATACATCATTGAACACATTTACAGTTTCGGGTACAGCCTCAGATGCGGCAGTAGATTATTCTACACCTGCTTTCACAGGTGGTGATGGTGTTGGAGCAAACTTCACAGTAACAAGAACTGGTGCAGTTTACAGTGCCACAATAGATGCGGCAGGTACAGGCTACAATGCAACAAACACAATTACCATTGCTGGTACAGAAGTTGGTGGATTATCACCAGCAAATGATGTTACAATCACAGTTGATTCTGTAGATGGTGGCGGTGGTATTGCTACAACAACTGTAAGTGGTACAGCAGTCAATGTACAAAATTACACAGATGTTAATGCAACCAATCTAGTAGGACAACTTGCAACATTTGACATTGTGTTGGCGGCAGGTAATTATTCAATTGCAGTAAACAACGCAGGACAAAGTTATGGTGCTGATCAAACATTCACTGTACTAGGACCAAATTTATTTGGTACTTCACCAACTAACGATGCAACAATTACTATCACTAGTGTGAATGCATCTGGTGGAATTACAGGAGCAAACATTTCAGGAACGGCAAACACAGGAAGTGCAAGTACACTAGGAGTGTCAGGCTCAAACAGAGTACCACAAGGTGTTGGTGCAACGTTCAGTGTGACAAGATCAAATCAAACTGATTCTTCTACAACATATTTAGAAGTGATTGGAAGTGCAACAGGATCTAACTATGCAGTAGGTGACAGGATTACACTACAAGGTCAAAGTTTAGGTGGTAATTCACCAGCAAATGATATTGTTGTTACAGTACAAGGTATTAACACAACAGGTGGAGTGTTAACAAATACACACACAGGTGTAGCGGCATCAGGAACTGGAATATCAGTTTACTCTAGTGTAACAATTTCAGAACCAACTGGATCAAGTATCGCTAACGGCACAACATTAACATACGCGGCATTGGCAACCATACAGATTGATTTTGAAACTCCTCATGGACTTGTTCCAGGAGATGCTTTCTTGGTCACAATACAATCAGATGATGGTGCAAACAATCACTTGTTGGCATCAGGACCGTTTTTAGCAACTTCGATTCCATCATTACAACAATTACAATATCAAGTAAGAGCACCAGGTACAATTACAGACAGTGCTTGGCAAGGATTTATATATGTACGTCCAGATTCATTCTTTATACACAGACCATTTGATGGTGGTGTTCAATTAGGAACAGGTGGACCACAACACGGTGCACAGGCTATACGTCAATCTAAAAAATATATTAGATACCAATCAGGTAAAGGTATTATGTACACAACTGGTGCCTTGTTTGCACCAAGTTATGATTTATTAAATGTAACAGCAGATGCAACATCTGTTGGATCAACGATTACAGTTGAAACAGATGATACAGATCATGGATTACAAGTAGGTTCAACAGTTAGATTAATTGGTATTGGAACTTCGGGATACAATGGTTACTACACAGTAGCAAGTGTAACAAGTGAAAGAAGATTCACAGTACTTGCAGTACAATCACTAGGTGGAACAGTAGCAGAATTTGAAGATCAACCGCAAGTAACATTATCAAATTGGAATGGTGCAACTGTACGTTCAGGAACATTTGATGATCAAAACGGAATTTTCTGGCAGTTTGATGGACAGAATTTAGCCTTTGTACAAAGAACTTCAACAAGACAGGTAACAGGTACAATTACAGCAATACCTGATTCAAACTCAATTACAGGTGTAGGAACAAGATTTAGAGAACAATTAAAAGCAGGTGACAGAATTGTAATAAGAGGAATGACACACGTTGTTTCACAAGTAAATTCAAACACACAGATGTTTGTAACTCCAGATTACAGAGGTGTTAACACATCAGAAGGTGTTAAGGCTTGTTTGGTTTTAGATAAAATTGTTAAACAAAGTCAATTTAATTTAGACAAAATTGACGGCACAGGTCCAAGTGGATACAATTTTGATCCAGGCAAGATGCAGATGATCGGGATACAGTTTTCATGGTACGGGGCTGGATTTATTGACTTCATGACAAGAGGATCAAATGGTGACTTTGTGTTTGCACACAGAATGAGAAATTCAAACGTGAACACAGAAGCATTTATGAGAACTGGTAACCAACCAGTGCGTTACGAAGTAGCCAATGAAGGACCTAGTGGCAAATTAGAAGCGAATGTAAGTACAACAGCAACTGAATTACCGTTGATTGATGCATCATTCTTCCCAACAACAGGTGGAACAGTTTATGTTGACAATGAAATTGTTACATTTACAGGAGTATCAGGAGACAAACTAACAGGTTGTACACGTTCAGCACAGTTAACAAACTTTGCTTCAGGTGCCACAAGATCATACTCAGCAGGTAATGCCGCAGAACACTTTAGGAACACAGGTGTTGTTTTAATATCTAACACAACATCACCGATTATATCACACTGGGGATCAGCATTTATTACAGATGGTAACTTTGATGAAGATAGAGGATACTTGTTCAGTTACTCAGCATCAGGATTAGATATCACAACAACAAGACAAACTGTATTCCTATTAAGACTAGCACCGTCAGTATCAAATGCATTGACAGGTGACTTAGGTGACAGAGACCTGTTGAACAGAGCCCAATTACTTTTAGATGGACTAGAAGTTACTTCAGACACACCGGCTACGGGTACTAATGGACAGATTGTAATCAATGGAATTTTAAATCCACAAAATTATCCAGTTGATCCAAGTGACATTGGTTGGACTGACTTGACTGGTGTTGCACAGGGTGGACAACCATCATTTGCTCAAATTGCACCAGGTGGTTCAGTTACTTGGAACTCAGGTACAACAACTACAACAGCAACAGCATTAACAACTAACGCAATGACGTCAACAGCAAATCACTGGTTTAATTTAAGTGGAAACAGAAACTATGCATACTTCTTACAAGCAGATTGGGAAAACAAAGGTCACGTAGTTGGTATGGAAGTTACATCTGCACAATTCCCATCAGGTACAACTGTAACACAAATTCAAGACAGAGGTTCATATTACTTGGTTTACTTCTCACAAAGACACACAGGTATAAGTGGCGGACAAGCAGTAGATTTTAGTTATGGTGGAAATATTACAAACTCTAACTACTTGTTCTTCCAAGAAGCATCTTGGTTGGCACTTGGTGCGGGAACAGGAACAGAAGTAGACTTTGCTACAAGTACAGAATTTCCAGCAGGTTCATCAGTTGTATCAATTGCATCAGTATTAACATTTGGTGCAACAAACTATTATCGTGTAACATTTAACCAATCGTTCCAAGGAACTATTGCAGGCGGTACAGCCATATCATTCTCATTTGGTCAACCACCATATGCACAACCTGGTCAGAGTATTTTCTCATTTGTTGCCCAACCTGGAGAAAGATCAACATTGGCTCTTAATGCAATCCAAGAACTTACAAATACAACATTGGGTGGCAGAGGAACGTTCCCGAATGGTCCTGACGTGTTAGCAATTAACATATCAAGAACAGCAGGTACAGGTGGTGTTCCAGCAACAGTTACGTTGCGTTGGTCAGAAGCACAAGCGTAATTTTTATCTATTTTTTAAAGTATTTTTTTTGCTAGACTTTGTGGGTCAGCACCAGGAGTTTTTTGTCCATCACCAGGTATAACTCTATAGTTGTCATCTGGATCATCCATTGTACTAACTTCTGTGACACTGCCTGTGTCAGTTGTACAAATTAATTGGTGAGGCATCAATGGAGGATTGTGCCACGTTTCACCAGTCTTTAATGGTTTTTCGTAAAGTGTTGCAGTTTTTGTATCAATATATCTTAATTTAAACTCACCGTCATTAACAAACCAAGTTTCGTCTTTATTTTTATGAAAGTGCATAGAAAATTTTGCATCTTTTTTAGTAAAAACTAGAAACTTTCCACAGTAGTGTTCGTTGGATGCCCATATAACTTCGTATCCCCAACCTTTTGTAATTTTATCACCTTGTTTATTAAAATTTTTCGACATATTGTTCAATTGTGCTCCAATCTACGTTAACAAATTTATTTACTTTAGAATTGTCTGCCCTAGTGTAACTTTGATAGTGCTTTCTAATGTTTTCTGGCATTGGTATTTCTTCAATTTTGGCATCATATTTCTTTGCAATCACTTCAGCAACGTGTTTAAAACTTACATTGGTACCTGTGCCAACATTGAACACACCAGAAGTATCTGCTTCCAACATTTGACTGTGAACTTCACATACGTCATGCACACTCACAAAGTCTCTGGTGTACTTGTCACTATCTTGAAAAATTTTAATAATGCCATTATCTTTTGCTTGTTGTATAAACTTACTTACAGGACTCATTTGATTGCCTTTGTGTTCTTCCATAGGCCCGTACACATTAAAATATCTAAAACCTTGCACTAACACATTAAATTGTCCTGCCTGTTGTATAAATCTATCAAACAGATATTTGCTCCAACTATATGGAGATTGTGGAGATACAGGCGAATCTTCGTTGAAGTCTTTTACATTTCCATACACACTTGCGGAACTGGCATACTGAAAGTTTGTGCCCATCTGTTCACACATTTGTAACAACCGCATACTGTATTCATAATTTTGTGTAAGAATTTTATCTACATTAGTTTCAGTTGTTGAACTTATTGCACCTAGATGGATTACCCAATCATACTTTGAAGCATCAGGATATACATTTGGTGTATACTCAAAGCCTTCTACCTCATGGTTATTTTCAAGATGTTGTATTAAGTTTTGTCCTATAAAACCTGCACCACCTGTAACTAATATTCTCATTTAAAATCCAAAGTATTGAAACTTGCCATCCCACTTATATTTTGTGTAAAACAAGTTATTTTTATCTACCATATTAACATCTAATTCTTCATTTGTCAAATAATGTTGTAAAAATTCATTTTTATCTATATTGATGTCTAAAGCAGGAGCCAAACAATTTTTTATCCAGTTTGCGTGTGTGCTAATAGATGGATGTTTATCTTGTTCAACTTTTTTACGTTTCGAAAAAAAACTAATGGGATCTTGGTCTTTGTACGTAACATTAATCTCTGGCGATTTTACATCATCTGAATAACTTTGAATTGGAGTTACCCAATTGTCATAAATCTCTTTGTTGTGTACAAACGGTTGTTCTTTTATCAGTGCTGGTACATCTACACTACTTGTGATTGCCCACTTGCACTCTAAACTTTTCAAAAAGTTTATTGTCATGCTGATATAATTATGATTCATGTACATATAACTTTCTTCATTCCAGGTTTGTTGGATCCAAGGCTCTTCAACGCCTCCCTTCATCCAAATATTTCCTCCTGCTCTCCAATTGCCAAAAGGCAAAATACCCATTGAGTGAATGTCTATTCTGTTGAAGTCTGTAAACTGCACAACAACATAATCGTCTTTTGTAATTGTGTTTTTTGTTAATGCTTCATGTACTCTTTGCATTATTGCGTTGTTGCCTAGTCCACTGATTGCCCAGTTTTGAAAATCATCAAATTGATATCCAAGCAAGTCACTCCAACAGGGCCAATAATAATTTGTGTAACTACAACCAAACGTAAACAATTTCATTTTAATCTATCTTATCACACCATTTAACAATTTCATTCCATTGTGCTTCAGTGAATATATCTTTGTACATTGATTTTTCTGTAAATCTTGGAATAAAATTGATATTAAGTGCTACTCTTGAATTTGCATTGGTGCAAGTTGAGCCCGAGTGTTTCATGTTGCTAGGGAATAAAACTATTCTATTAGCAACGCTTTCAACTTTGTCACCATCTTCAAACGCAGTGTATCCATTGTTTGTATTCATGTAGTAAATGCCGGTAATACTTAAAGGTACTAGGCAATCACAATGGTATCCATGCACATAAACTTTGTCTGCTCTTGGCACTAGATTAGCCTTAATTCTTATAAAAGTGTTTGGATGAATTCTATTGAAAATAGGAAACAGCATTTGCCAATTGTCTTGTTCAGTCACAACACTTCCATCTTCTCTCAACACATGATGAGTAAACTGATACTGGTGTTTTTGACTTTCAGTTTCAATTTGAGATTCACTTACGACATAATTTTTAAAATACCAAGGAAAGTGCTCTCCAGCATAACGTTCCAAAACTGGTTTTGCTTCATTGTCTGGTAAAAAATTATCAATAATTATTTTGTTATTCTGTATTTTTTTTTGCATTTTCTTTTACCTTGTTCATAATATCTGTGGTCGAAAATCCTTGCACAGTTGGAAAAATTTTCACTTCTGCTAGTTCGTTACCTACAGTTGTTTCAACTGTGTAATCACCACCTTTAATAATAACATTTGGTTTGTGCTGTTGGATTGCTTCTAATGGAGTATCTTGATCAAATACAACAACGTCATCTACCCACGGTAATTGTAGTAGTTGTTGCTCGCGGTCATGAGCAGTGTTAAATGGTCTACCTTCGCCTTTAAGTCTTTTTACACTCTCATCAGAATTGATACCTACTATAAGTTTGTCGCCTTGCTGACTTGCAAACTTTAAAAGTTCAAAATGTCCTTTGTGTAAAATATCAAACACGCCATTGGTCCATACAACTGTGTCTTCAATATCTTTAATATCAATTATAGAAACACCTCTTTTTTGAATTATTTTTTGAGCACCTTTTACTGCAAGTTCACAACAATTAAGCATATCTTTAAATGGAAAATAATGTGCAATTACAGCCAACACAGAATCACCTGCACCACTGACGTCTGCAATTTCTACTGTTGTGCCTTTTACTTGTTCATAAGTATTTTTAGTTACTACGTGAATTCCGTTAGAGCCATCAGTTACAATTAACCAAGTCCATAAATTTTTTACACAATGCTCTTGGGCTCTTTTGTAATCAAATGAACCAAACCATGATTCATATTCTTTCATATTTGGCTTTACCAAATACGCTCCTTTGTAAGTGCTAAAGTCTTGTTTTGGATCAACAAAAACTCTTTTACATTTTTCTATAATTTTTTGCACTGTGTCTTTTTTAATAACGCCTTTTGCGTAGTCGCTTATGATCACAGTATCATTTGGTTCTAAATCTTTTAACAGTGTTTCAACAGGTGTATTTTTTGAATAATTTTCTTCCTTGTCTATACGTATCAAGTGTTGTCCGTTCTGTCCTATAATTCTAGTTTTGGTAGTTGTGCAATCACTGTCTTCTGATACGTAAGATTTCACAGCATTTTGCATTAATATTTCTTGTATTTTATGCCCTGGGGTGTCGCTACCCACTGATCCATATAAAGACGTGTGTGTGCCCAAATTTGACAGGTTTAAAGACAGATTTCCTGCGCCTCCTACGTTATATTCTTTGTCAGATTCTTTAACAACAAGTACAGGTGCTTCTGGGCTGACTTTTTGGCAGTCACCGTTTACCCATACATCTAACATTATGTCGCCAATAATTTTAATCATCTAAAAATTTTAATATTTTGAATACAGTTTCTAATTTTGTTTGATTTATTTTTGATTGCAATGTTTTTCTTAATCCTTGGTGTAAAGGTTTCGGCCAATGATTAAATGTACACCACGCAAAGCCGTCATGTTCTTTGTTGAGTTTAGGTAAAAATTCAGGACCTACAACACAAAGATATGTGTGATATAAAAATGCTTCATCGTTGCTGATGAACGTTTCCATAGGTATAGTTTTGAGTATTTTAACACTACCAATTTCTTCTTTGATTTCTCTTTGAAGTCCAGTCCAAGCAAGTTCGTTAGTAGTCGTACCTCCTACTAATCCCCATACCCTGTTTTGTTTGCTCTGTGTTCTGTGTAGCAGTAAAAATCTATTTGTTTCTTTAGAATAGAATAATGCACCGCAACCAATAATCTTCTCGGTCATACAGTTAATTATTTAGAGTTGAATTTGCCAGGTTCCTTTACGATATTCACCTTCAAACGATAACAGCCATTGTTCGCCTGTCCATTTGTATTGTATTCCGGTATTCAGGTTTGAGATAAATTTGGTACTAAAATTATCACTGCTAGTTGTATTTGCACTGGCATCAAATAGTACTGTCCATGCTGATCCATTCCATTCAATAATATCATTTTCATTTAGATCAGTCAAAGTGGTGTCAGTGTTTTTCCAAGCATCTGCGTCATTGTTTACATCTGCAAGTAATAACAATCTTACACCTGTTTGTTTTATATCTGTAGGATTAAATTTTGTTGGATCGATTATGTAGTCAACTGTGCCTCTAGAATTTACTCCTGTAAACACAGTGTCTGTTGGAATAGTATCTTCATCCCAATTTATAATCAGTTGGGTTTCATTTAATTCATTAACTGCAAAAGTTCCACTTACTCTTGTATCAATATCTTGTCTGTTGAGTAAAATTTTACTTAAACCTGCACTGTATTTGCCTGGCAAAGTTTGTAAAATTTTATTCCAATTTACAGCGCCTGCAATACCTTTGTCAATTATTTGTGCAACATTATTCATTACCAATACATCATATCCAATAGCAGTTGTGGCAATCACAGCATCAGCATCTTCTTTAGTTGTTGCACTTGTATCAATACTACCATCTGCATTTGTTGTAATTGTTGACTTGACACTTTTTGCATAATCATCTGAATATGCTTGAAGTTCTGGCATTGATTCTCCCAAATCAATATTGCCTGTTTTTTCATTGTATATACTTGCAATAATCTGTGTAACAACACCTAACTTTTTAACTTTAGTTGGTGGAGAAATATATATAGGTGTTGAAAAATTTAATGTCGCAACATCTATTTCCGATTCTGTGCCAGTTGGAATACTTCTATTACTAAAATTAATATTTGCAATTTCAACCACACTTAAACTTGTCCAATCCACATAGTTGTCAGTGGTTTGTATTTCTAAACTAGGGTTAAACAACATTAATATTTGTTCCATTATTTGTAATTTTTGTTCTGTGTTTGTTGTCCATAAATCTACAGCAACACTCAATGTATATGGCGTAGGCATTAATCTTTCCACAGTGAAATTTTTACCTTGAGTATTCAAATATTCATTATTGTCCTTATCATATGCACGTTCTCTTAAATGTACTTTACTAACGTAGGTAGCATCTGCTAATCTATTTCTGTCTAATTCAAGATTAGTAATGTATACACCCATTCTAGGTGCACTCATAATTTTATTTTCTGAGTTGTCTCTCATAATGTGAGCAACCTGTCTTGTGATATCACCATACATCACAGGTATGGTACGCAAAGCACCATCACCGTCTTGATAATTAAAATTGCTCATTAATCTCACTATTTGAGTGATGTATCTTCTTATTTGTCCATCGTAAAAAAATTGCATTAATCTTTACCTTCTATTGCTGTACCTTTAAACGGATCAGCATTTGTATCTCTATTGTTCTCGTTGAACCTGTTGCTAGTTGGTTCGTAATATATCCTTGTTTTACCCATATACTTTTTTGTGACCTTCCTCAGACCAACTGCTTTTTCTGTACCTGGTATAGGTATTCCCCAAAGTTCTCTTATTTTCATTAATTATCCGCCTGTGGTCGTAGTGCTTTAGATAAACTTTGTCTTTCTGCTTGTTTATCTGTGTAAAACTCAACTGTCCATTTACCATCAAAAGGTATTTTTTCTTGTACATCACTTATCACTGGCAATGTAATAAAGACTTTGCTGTTAGATGATGTTAGTAACCCTGTATGATCTGCTATTGTGTATGTAATTTCTCTTGTATCCAGTTTCAACAACAAGTAGTTTGCTGTTACAGGAAAAGATATTGTAGTTGTAATTGTTGTTGCATCTTTGACCAATGTAACTACATCTGTAGCAACCTTGCCTGAGAACACAGCATTTTTATTGTTTATAAATTTAGTTTTCATAGTATTTCTTGTATCTGTATTTGTCAAAGTCATACGTAGTGAGTCTTCCATCTTGACCCAACGTCCACCATCATATCTAAACAATCTATTAGGCATAAAGTCTGTACGTAAAAAATAATCACCTTTTACAGAACCTGTCGGGAATGAAATACCATGACCAAATACTTCGCCATTTGGTGCAAGTCCATCACCTAATAGGTAACCGTCATATCCTGTTCTTTCTGGAGTTTGCTCAACTCTGTCTGCTAATTCATTCAGTGTGGTTGTGTCTAATTCGGTAGTATCTGTTGTTACAAGTTCACGTTTGCCTTGCTCATCTACTTGCAACGTATACAAATGACTTGTATCATAACCCGACTTACCAGCATCTGCTTCTGCTTGTTGCACAACAGCATTATTGATATTCATCTCTGTTTCGTATGTTGATAACACGTCTCTTAATGTTTTACCATCACCGTTGCCTGCGTCTTGTTTAAGAATATCTTTGAATTCTTGTGAGTCGTAAATCTGTTTTAATTTAACTCTGAATAGATGAGGCCACCATGTTTGACTGAAACCTTCACTTGCTCTGTTAACATCTTCAACAACATAGAATCTTTTCAGTGCTACATTGAAATCGTTCAATGCATATTCATCTTTTAGGTGTGGTAATTCAAAAACATCACCTGGCATGACTTTTCTGCCCAATGTTTTTACACTGTATGAAATTGGGATGGTCATAAACAAAGTGTCATTTTGTAAAAACAATCCAAATTGACTCATATCGAAGTCAACATCTTGCACATTGTATATGCCTCTCATTCGGTATATATTTTCGTCGTATTTTCGATCTCTATTTTCTAAAAATAGTAGGTCTTGTATGTTTGTTTCTTTGACTGCATCATACCGTGGTCTATCCGCAGTGGCATCTGCACTGTCTGGATTACGTGGTCCTAGGTATTTGTGAACAAAAACATCGGTGCCACCCACGGTGAACATTTCGTTGATATTTTTGTCTAAAAAAGTGTAATCTGGACCTTTTTCTGGTTTATATAAACTGATTCTCGGCATACATCATATTTATTAATAGTTCAAGGCATATAAATATAAGAAATGAGTACGCAATTTAACACACAAAAACAAGAAATATTCGACTACGTATTCCGTATGTTGGGTGGTGGTATGATTGATGTTGAGTTGGATCCAGACCACTACGAGACAGCACTTAAAGACGCTTTTGACAGATATAGACAGAGATCTGATCATTCTGTTGAAGAATCATACCTTTTTATGCCTACTGTGATTGATCAGAACACATACACATTGCCTAATGAGGTAATTGAGATTAGAAAAATATTTAGAAGATCAATTGGTTCAAGAACTGGTGGTGGAGATGGTGGTACACTGTTTGAACCATTCAATATGGCTTACACAAACTCATATCTTTTAGCCAGTACCAACATGGGTGGCTTGGCAACGTACAATGCTTTTGCTCAATACCAAGAATTGGTGGGAAGAATGTTTGGTTCTTTCATAGAGTTTAAATGGAATAACACAACTAAAGAATTGACAATATTACAAAGACCAAGAGCAGAAGAAGAACTGCTGTTGTATGCTTACAATTTCAGACCAGATTCAGAATTATTGAATGATTATTTGGCAAACAAATGGATCAAAAACTACACACTATCGATATCAAAATATATGCTAGGCGAAGCAAGAAGTAAATTCAATACCATTGCTGGTCCACAGGGTGGTAGCACATTAAACGGTGATGCTTTAAAACAAGAAGCATCTGCAGAACTAGAAAAACTAGACCAAGAACTGGCACTCCAAATTCCGGGCGGAGTAGGTTACAGTTTCACAATTGGTTAATTCTTTATTGACATTATAGTAATTTTGTTGTAATATCATTAGATATGCAACACAAAATGATTCCGTTATTTTCCGTGCCTCTGTTTAAAACAAACATTGGTCCATTAGATTCCATTGAAAGAACTTGGATAGATGGTTTAGAATATCCAGATAAAGCAGTAGCAAGGGACAATTCAGATGATCATATGGAACCTGTGAATAGAGGAATGCACATTCTAGATAGTGGACAATTAAAAAATACAAAAATTAAAATTCAAAATGCATTGAACTACTTTACAAAAACGATCATGGGCGTTGAACAAGATTTTAGACTTACAACAAGTTGGATAAACAAAATTCCTGAAACAGAATGGATACAACAACACTCACACGCAAACAGTGTGATAAGCGGAGTGTATTATATTCAAACCACACCACAATGTTCTCCCATTGTTTTCAACAAACCATTCCTGTACACAAATTTTGTGCATCAAACAGTGCAAATTACATTTGATGAAAATGTTAGTAATCAGTACAATACAGAACACATAGGAGTACAACCAGAGACAGGAGATCTTTTGTTGTTCCCATCATGGTTAGAACACACAGTAAGACCACAACAACCAAATGTTGATAGAATAGGATTGGCGTTCAATTGTTTCCCTACAGGCAAATTTGGAAAAGGAACGTATCAATTAACATTATGATTATAGGAATATGTGGCTTGATTGGTTCAGGCAAAGATACTATCGCTGATTACTTGGTAACAAATTATAAATTTAAAAAACTATCATTTGCAGATAAACTTAAAGACAGTGTAGGCACAATGTTTGACTGGGATAGAGAATTACTAGATGGTAAAACAGATGAGAGTCGTGCATGGAGAGAA